TTTTGACATTTGTGTTTTTAACTCTTCATCAGAGCCTGTTATATTTCCATTTTTCCCCCAAATATTTTTCCATTTACAATTTGCGTCTCCTAAATTCAAACTTTGATCAGAATTACAACCAAAATATTTTGCTGCGCTACTTGTAACTTCTGCATATAACGAAGTATCCGAACTATGATATATTTTTTTTACATATAAATCATTATAATCAACAGAAATAGTAGATCCAGAAATAGAAATACCTGAGCCAGCATAATAAGTCGTTCCACCACCAGAACTTGTTGGTAAAGTAACTGAGCTTAATTGAGAACCGTTATAATTTTTTAAATATAATGTACTTCCTGAAATACTTAATGTATCACCAAATGCTCCTTTAACCCAACTTGTAGTAGCATATCCAGAAAGAGATTGATGTTGAGTTAAATATCCTTTACCAGCCACCCAATCTTGCGTTGCAAGGTTATAATTCGTGAATCCAGAACTACGTGTAACTCCATCAATTTTAAGACTAATTGAACCACCGCCTGTAGAAATCTTATTTCCATATTCATCATAGTAATTCTTAGCATATACAGCATTCCAAGGGGCAGATGTACTTCCTAAATTACAAGTACCACCAGCACCTATCATATAATCATCAATATTAGTATACGATGTAACATTATAAGGAGTGAATGCAGGAACGCTATCATTACTAATGGCAACACACATATTTTTATCCTTATTAATAAGAACCGTATGGCAATGACCAAACCCTTTATATCCTAACGTAGTACTCCAATTAATGTCAGAACTTGAATGGGAATGTGATCGTGCGGCGATCCCTAAATTAGATAATGTATTATTTCCACTTACTAAAGTGTGTCCATTAATTTGTGGTTTGTTAGTGAGAGAACCATAACTAGATGCATTGCCACCTTCGGTATTATTGCCATCTCTGTACCCAACATTTCCGTTGTCATCAATAACAAGATATCTAGTTGAAGATTTTGCGGATATTCCAGAGAATCTAACTGTATCTCCGTTTGCATACAAATTTTTAGTCCAAACTTGCATCCATTTATGACTTTTTGTTCCAAGTTTAATTGTTTCATCGTAAGTCAATGCACTATCATTTACATCTCCTGGAATAAAACATAATCCGCTATCATTAGCAATTTGTAGTCTAACAGATGCTGGTATATCATTCCTTATTGTTGTAAACTCAATATATGTTGTATCTTGGTCAGTAACACAATTTACAGAAGAGTAATTATTTTGGCGATTGCTTGTATTAAAATACTGAGAAGCCATAATAGATTTTCGGATAAATTTATAATTACTATATGATGAATCTAAAAATTCCATCCATGCTTTGCCATCATGCCCCATATATAAATCAGCATATCCTGCACTTGGATTCCATTCATATTCATTCGTGTCACACCATATTACCTTTGATGCCTTATTTTTCCCATCAACATATATATTATAGGTATCTTTTGCATAAATTGAAGTAGCATTAATATCACCTGTAATAGTTGCACCATTCGCACTTAACTTTCCACTTGAATCAACAGAAAAATTGTTTCCATATGATAAAGATGATGGACTAATTGTTGAAAAACTACTTGACAATATATTATTTGCAAGCGTAAATCCACCAATTTTACCACTCTGAATATCTACGTTAGTAAAAGTACCAGAAGTAGCAGTAATAGCACCTGTGATTTCTGCACCTGTAGCTTTTAATTTTCCATCTGATGTAATCTCAGCAGAATATTGACTTCCATTCTGAGTAATCATTAAATGTCCACCTTTGATATTTGGCGAAATTACCCATTCACTGTTAATTTGAGTATAGCCTACATTGTTCTTAAACTCATTTAATGCTGAATTGTCTGTATAGCTGTTTTTCTTTTGCCAATCATTAATACTAAATAACGTTCCATCAGCTTTAGGATTTATACAAGTAAGAATTTCATTCCTATATTCATTTGGATGTTCTGCATCAATATATATACCATTTTCACCAACAAACCATAAATCCCCTTTGTTATAAGGTGTTTTTGGAGTATCAGTAAATATCTGCGCTTTTTTATCAATAGTATTCCAAACTTCATCTGGTATATTCCCTGAAACAGCATCCCATTTTGAACCAGTATACATGAATGTTTCATTGGTAGAAGTGTTATACCATAAATCACCAATATGTTTAGTCTTATCTGCGTCAGTCCATGAAAGAGAAGGATCTTCACTTTGTCTATATGTTTCGATTTTCCCATCTATCTGATTTTGGATATTTCCAATATCCGTTTTATATGTGTTATTTAAAAATGTAGACAAGCTAGAATCATCTGTATATTTATTTCTCTTTTCCCATTCAGTATAATCGAAATTTCCAGTGGCTCTTGCCTTTACACAAGTCATAATATCTGATGTTTCATTGTTGAACCATAAATCACCAACATTATAAGGTGGGATAGGTTGCACAATAAATATCTGTGCTTTTCCATCAATTTTATCAAACACATCATCTGGTGGATTAGTTTTAGTTTCTTCCCATCCATTTACACCATAAATATAGGTTTTTTGATTTTGGGTATCATACCATAAGTCACCTTGGTGTCCTTTTTTATCAGCAGTCGTTTTCCAATCAACTGATGGATCAGTTCCTTGATACCATGTCTCTGCTTTCTTATCATTTTGCTTTTCAAGATCAACAATTTTATCTGAAAATTCTTTTTGTAAAGTACTCATAAGAGTATCAAGAGTATCTTTCACAACAACATTTTCTGTCCCTGTGATGCTATCCCATGCGATAGAAGCGTTTCCTGCTAATCTAATATTTCCATTATCATCAATATATAACTGTCTTTCATAAGTTATATTACCTTCATCATCTGTAATTTCCTTACGAATTGTAAATACATTTTTGTTCATAGTATTGGTAGTTACAATGATTCCATCTTTAGCCATTTCAATAGACTTTTCTTCATTGTAAATACCCACTTCACTTGTAAGGATTAAATTACTTACAAGAGTATCAGCGATAACACCATAAGACTCCTTATATGTTTTGTCCTTTGGATCGTAATAAATAAAATTACCAATACCAGCTCTTGCAGTTTTCCAATTATCGTCAGTGATATAAATTCCATGATTAATAATTTTTAACTGTGAATCTGTATAATCAGAAATAATATCATCATACTCACGACATAATAATCCATGCTCATCCCATGTAATATCCTGGTTATCTGCATTGCTAACGATTTTTGTATTGGTCATACTTAAACCTTTAGCAATCATTTCGTTCATTTTATTCTTAAAATTAGTGTTGATAGTAGACTGTCTAGTTACGCCATTGTAAGAAGTAGCCATCTTAGAAGAATTTGACAGAATGCTTTCCAAATCAGTCATTCCATCTGGTGCAGAAACAACATCAGAAAATGTTACGCTAATATTTTGCGTATCAGAGAAATCAATTTCATACTCAATAATTCTTAATTGATATACTTTATCATCAATTCCAACACAAATCCAGTTACCATTTTTAAAGTTATTTGTCACAGGCTCAAATTCTTTCATTCGTAAGAAATTCTTAATTGTTCCTGTGATAGAATGTTGGAGAGTAGCAGACTTAAATAATTCTTTTGTGGCAACTGTAATAAACTCAATTGCATTTTTCATTAAATCTGTATTATTAAGTCCATCAGAAATGTAATTATCATTAGAATACTTATCCATACGAATAAATGAACTAAATTCTTTATACAAATCAACTCCAATGTAATTTTTAAAATTCAATGCATCTTGTACTTCTGTGATAATTCTTTCAATTTCAATCTGAATGCCATCTTGTACAAGTTGATTCTGATTATTATATTTTCCTTCAACAGTATACAATTCATCTTCACGTACTTTAATCTCATCTTGAATTGCATTCATCTTATTATAATAAGGAATGTATACATTCTCATACAGAACTTTTGTATTTATTCCATATATACTTGACGTGCTGTTTGAAGAAATTCCTTGTTGTACCATCATATCAATACAAGACTGACAACACTTTTGGAATATCTGTAACGTATTTAAACAATATTTTTTCAACTGAGATTTAAACACAGTCATATCTTGCTTAAATAATCCTACGATATCATAATAGTTTTCATCTGAACGAGCAAGAATAGAATCTATACGTTGTTTTACATATGATTCATAGTTTTCATTAATGCTAATTGATACAAATTGAGAAGTAAATTTATCATCTTTATCAGCATAATTCTCTAAGTTAAACTTACCCTTCCATACATTATTAGACAATGTAGTATTTGTAACTGTAACTTTAAAAACACCTTTGACGATAGATTGTGCCAACATAACCATAATATTATCAGCAGTAGACACAGAAAGATTTTTAAGAGAAGTAGTAGAAGCAGAAGATGGGAGATTAGACATCAAATATTCGCCTTGTGATTTTGCGTTATTATCTGGTTTATCGACTGGTGGCATTAACTTATTTCTTAAAAGTTGTACCATATCAATTGTATCAAAATAAATACGCATCAACTTTGGATATCCAACAATAGGATTCTTAATCTCTGTATCTTTTAAATTTTCTTCATAAGTTTTATATTTATTTACAAGTGCATTATAATTTGTCACAAAAGAATCATTTATAGTAAAATTATAATCAGATTGATACTTTTCATATAAGGTATCATAAGACTTTAATTTTTCTTGTAATTCTGGCGACATTTCTTCTCTTGTTTCATCTGGGAAGTAGTAGATATAATCTGTTCCATTAGGATTGCATGATCGAATAGCAGCAGTCATTAAATCATCACCTGCTTCAAGTTTCATGCAGTTCTTTACAGAATCAGTATCAACAGAATATGTAATCTCATCGGCAAGATTATCCCTTGAAATGAATACATTTGTATATTCTCCATATCCTAATATGATATTTGTGCTTCCACATTTAGGACATTTATGAACAAATGTATCTCTATTCCCACAATCTACACAATTTGCTTCCAAATCATATACAGAAATTGTTCTTTCTGGTTTTCCATTTTCATCAGAACCACATCCAAAGATAAATAAACAATCAAGTTCTTCTGAAACTTCTTGAAGTGCATCATAAATTGATGTATCATCAAATGTGAAAGTTCTCTGTAAGTTCATCAAACTTTTATCAATGTGTTTAACTCTATAATGTGGTGCTTTATCTGTGAGTAATCTATCCATCAATGAAGCTTCTGGATGATCTGGATTATAAAATGTTGTGGGTATTTTATAGTCTTCTCTAGCGATATCTGTTTCAGTATTAATCTCAATTCCATATAACATAATTTGAGATAATTCGGCTTCACCTAAAGTCTTACCAGAAACATTCTTGATATTTTCATCTTTCTCATTTACTTCTACAGTAATTTCATACCACATATCCCACTCAGGAATCCAAACTAATTTAAAATCTTTAATGTCATTCCAACATTTAATAATGCTGTTACCTATTTTTTTGTGTGCAGCAAATATAAATTCGGATGCTTCTTTCATGGAATGTTTTGTGACAATGTTATCTACATTTGTAATGTTCCCAAGTTTATCTCCATTTTTCTTAGCGAGAACAAAACTAATATCCTCTACGTTGCCAGAGGTGTCCATTCTTAATTTATGTATATTCATTCTTAAAGTCCAACTCCTTTCGCAACAGGATAGTATTTAATTGTAATTTCACATGGGATATTTACAGAAATGAAATTTTTATTATTTGTATAAGAGTTTGCAATTCTAAAGAATACAAAATTAAAATCATTGTATAATTTATGAGATGAGAGAGAAGTAGATATGTTTAAATTCTCATCAACAGAAATAACTTCATTTGTAGAACAATTCTTAATTGTCGTTGTACGGTTTTCGATAGAATTTGTAATTTTTAAATCCCCACTTGAAAGGCATTTAATTTGTATATCAGGATAAATATAGCCTATATCATCTGATTCATCTATGATAGTGAATTGTTCATTTGCCTTAAATGTATGCGTGATTGTTTTACAATCTTGCGTTGCGAATGGTTTTCCCATAGTAAATGTCAGTTCAAATCCAATCACTTTTCCACAAAATTCAATTGTTTCAATATTGAAACTTCCTTTAAATAACATTGTTTGATTTTCAGATGTAACTATCTTTAATATGTGAAATCCATCATTTCTATTTAGCCATCTATATACAAAGCGTTGCTCATCAGTAGTGAAATATTTGTTCCCTCGATTTAATTGCATATAAGGATCTTTACAAATTTGAAAAGTAAATTCACCTGCTTCATCATATCCAGAGTTTACTAATTCAAATTCCTTTCCATTTCTCATGGATGTTACGTCAAAATTTATTTTAGAACCATAATCTATAGTTTCGTCATCACTTGAATCAAATGAACAAACTACAATTCCTTTGCTTGAAGCCAAAGTCCCGTCATACTCAAAATCTAATGCTTTCATACTTCACCACCTTTACCATTTATTTTTATTTATCTTACAAGCCATCTGGCAAGTTTATATTTCCATGTGTCACCTTTATTAATTGCAAGTGTAATTTCTTTCATCAGTTTTACATCTTGAATAAGTAACTCATACTGTGTTTTAACTTTTACAGTTTCAATAAAAAGTTCATTCCACTGATGTTTCAAATCTTTAAGATATTTTTTATCCATATCAGATATTTGAACAGATTCATTCTGCTCTATATCTTTTACTTTTTCCTGCAATTTTTGAATCTTATTTTGTTGTTGTTTTGCAACATCTTGTTTTATACTTTTATCAAGTAAATCTTGTACAGTTTTATCTGACATTTAATTACCTCTTTCTATATGAAAAGATACTACCAATCATAGGTAGTATCTTAATTGTAAAATTTGTTGAATTATAATTTGCACAAATATATTCATTTTTATATAATATATTGCAAGACAGTATCATTTGTTATTTTTACTATAGTTTACGAAACTGTTAATAATTCTTGGTACTTACATAGTTCGTATTCTTGATAAGAAATGCAAAAACGACCGCCATAGCTCAGATAGCGATCGTTAATGCGTTGAATATTTAATTTATTTAGCCTTAACCTTCCAAAGTTTTAAATGAGAACTACTCCGATGAAAGAGTAGTTCCCTAAAATTTATTTCTTATATTTGTATTTGGCTAAAGAGCTTCCGCTCATAGCTCTGCCTATGGTCATTGCACAAATAGCTTTCTCAATATCCTTATTTGTTGTGAGTTCATGTAATAAATCATTTGCATTTTGTACATTAGGCATATTACATTGAATTGTAACACCACCAACATCAACACTACTTGAATTATCAACATTCTTCACACCAAACTTCTCGCCATCACTATAATCACTCAAGAATGAACCAGGATTACCCATGAAGTCCCATAAGTTCTTAGTCATATCTGCATTAAGTACAGACACATCTCTACTTAATGGAGTCAGAATACTACCATCATTTCTGACAATAGCTTCTTCACCTTGTTCCTGTGTCCAAGCTAACTGGTCATTCGGAACCCTCATGATACCAGAAGCATAGCCTTTCAACTGATTGAGTTTTACCCAACCAAGTTCAGTACCATCCGTAGCATCAATAGCATATGGATATTTAGAACCCTTATTGATTCGTGTAATCTTAACTTTCTTGCCAAGATACATATTACCAGACGCACCAGAACCATCAGATGCTTCGTAATATCTGCCAGAAGAGAAAGTAACTTTATCGCCTACTTCGGCTTTGCCGTTACCTGTCTTTGTTTCATTGGTTTTATTTGGCTTCTTCTTTGGTTCATCAGGATCAACCAACACAGCGTCCTTAATAGAATCCTTATCACTGACTTTTGGTGGATCTGGTGTAGGATTTCCTTCTGCAACATTATCTTTATCTGGTTTTTGCTCTACTTCTTCAAGAACTCCTTCTGTTTTAGTAGGTTGCTGTAACATCTGATCTGCTTTAGCAATCCATTTTTCAGCCATAGCATTAATAGCGTCAATCATATCTTTCTGTCGATTATAGACATTTTCAATAGCAGAATTAACACCTGTTAATTTACTAGAGAAGTCATCACCGTACTGAGAGATAATACCACTCTGACTTGACCAGATGGTCTGCATCTCACCAGATAATGTGTATCCAACATTCTTAGATTCTGTCTGTAATGTCTGAGAAATATTAGATGAATTACTATTGATACTTGCGATAGCATCAGAAATCAGTACGTCAACATTATCCATTCTGTCATCAAGAGCTTTCTTGTAGTCCTGCTTGAGTTCATCAAGAAGTTTCTTCTGGTCAGAAATATATTTGTCATACTGAGTTTCTTCCATATCATCCTGTGCAGATTTCAAATCCTCTTTGAGTTTTTGAAGTTTGGCTTTGTTCTCTTCGGAATTATCACCTTGCAGAGAAGATAACTGTTTCTGTAGAGAAGCAATCTTTTCAGATTGTTCACCAATTTTCTTTCTGTACTCATATAAATCTTTTTCACTGTCTAAGCAATCAAGATACTTGTCAATCAAGTCATCCAGAGCATCCAACTGTTTATCAATACCGTCCTGAATCAAATCCTTGATAGAATCTTTTTCATCCTCGGCAGATAAGATGGCTTGTTGCTGTGCGTCAATCAGTTCATTCTTACGATCAATGAGTTTCTGATTGTTAGGATCATTCGCAAGTTCCTCGCTGATTTTCAACATTTCTTCCTTATATTTATCTGCTTGCGCCATATAAGTATTATAGTTGACACCATGCAATCCCATAGTAGCAAGACCTTGTTCTGTCATATTGCCATCTTTGTCATACATATCCTTATGGCTCATAAGGTCAATAAGAAAATCTGACTCACTGGTAATACGACCGATGGCTTCCTGCAACTGGTCAAACTGTTCCCATTTAAGGTCACGAATAGATGCTTGGAACTCAACCACTTTGTTTTGTGCTTCTTTAAGACTAATCGCAACTTGGTCAATCTCATTCTGCATCTCATAGTATTCTTCCGTACCTTCTACAATCTTACCATCCTGTACTGCCTGTGCAAAGTTACGTTTCATTGCGATATACTTCTGAGACAGATTGTCAACAATTTTCTGTTGCTGTCCAATCTCTGCTTCGTAGAATTTCGTACTCAGATTGTAACCCTGTGTCTGCATCCTATCCATGTATGCTTCATACATAGAGTTCCTGTTTTCCCATTGAGAAGTAAAGGAATCGTAATAGTTTGCAATATTCTCAAGTTTCTTCTTTGCATTTTCTACGATAGACTGTGCGTATTCTGCCTGAGATTGTGCTGCTTCACTTGTTGCTCTATCCAAAGCTTCCTGTTCAATCCGAAGTTTCTTGCTTAAATCCGCAGATTTCTTGACTTTTTCATTATAGTCTTGAATCCATTTCAGCACTTTAGCATCAGTGATACCTTTTGTGCTTACTGTTTTACCTGCCTTTAATGCCTTTTGTTGAGTTTTATTCAACTTAGACATAACAGTTTTATTGTTCAGAAGTTTATTCTGAGATTTGGTTTTATCAGCATCAGCAGTATTATATCTATTTTTTGCCTTCATATAGCTATCACGAGTCTCTTTTAAAGCTGTCTGACGCTGTTTGTTCTGTTCCTTGAGATTCTTAGTTTCCTGTGTAAGAAGCATATTCTGGTATACATATGATTTCTTACCTTTTGTTGTCGCAAGAATCTGTTGTTCCTTAGTAGAACCTGCATATAACTTATCTTTGTTTTTCTGAGCCTTTGTCAGATCATTCAAAGCTTTTTCGTCTGCTTTCTTAGCATTGTCATATACTTTCTGTGCAGAAGCTTTCTCTTTTGCATCAGCGTTATATGCCTGTGCCGTAGACTTCAATATATTTGACATTCCAGAAGTCTTAACAGTTTTACCTGCCTTAACCTTGGAAGCAATAGTATTACCTTGTTTTAAAGAACTGTTATATGATTTCGCATATTTTAGTGCAGAACCTTTCAGCCCCTTTGTATTGACTGCTTTGCCTTCACGAATTGCCTGTGCAATTGCATTGTAAGTAGCTTTATTTGTACTAGACTTTGCGGCACTTTTCAGTTTCTTGCCTATGGATTTTGTCTGTTTCTCACTTTCCTTGACAAGTGTATTTCCTGTAGACTCTGCATCAACCGTAGCAGATTTTAAAGTCTTACTTGCTTTAGCACGAGTTTTCTTGGTTGCATTTCTGGCAGTTTCAGCCTTATCAAGCTTCTTCTGTGCATTACCTAGACCAGGATTGTCAACTTTAATCTGATTCTGCATTGCTGCGATTGCAGATCCACCCAATGAAACAGTATCAGAGACAGCATTGAGAGATTCAAGTTTAGTCTTTAATCTGTCAATCTTTTTCTCTGCCTTTTCTGTAGGCATATTTACAATTGTTTCATATAATTCCAGAAGTTTGTTGTTTAACTCCTGTACTGTGTCTTTACAATCTTGCGCTGAGTTATAATAAGTTTGGAAATTTTTAATATCTTTTGCTAACTGTTTGCCAGAGTCAGAAGATGTATCAATTTCCTCAATTGAGAATGTACCATTGATTACCTTATTCTTATAGTCGTCACTAATATCAATAGAATTAGCTTTATTCATATAAGCAGTATAACCCTGTTCATTCGCCTTGAGTTGTTTTTCTACTGCTTTGACTTGTCTCTTGAGAAGTACAGTTTTGAAAGTAGAAGATATGTAGTCCGTGATCTGGTTGGAAATACGTTCTACAGATTTTGCAAATTTATCAAGTTTAGTTTTTACCCAGTCAAATGCTTCGGTAGAATCTTTTGCAGATTTGGTATTATCTTCTGTAGCGGATGTATCTTTTTGAACAGCATCCGTATGTTGCTGAGTAGCAGAGCTATCAGATGAACTAGATGATCCAGATGAAACTGATGTTTTATTGGATAATCCACCACCGAATCCACCCCATCCAGAACCACCATCAAAAGCATGAGTAAGAGAAATATCACTAAGACTTCCCTGTGCATATGCTCTAGCATGACCTGGTGTTGCACCACGTTTCAATAAATCCTCTGTTTGAGAAGCAGAGAAAATAATGTCACCTTTTTTAAGATTCTCAAGATGCGCACCACCAGGAATCAAACTCCATTGTCCGTCACGTACAATAGATTCTGTTCCTACTTCATTTACAAGAGCTTTTTCATCTCTTGGTAATGAAACATGACCACCTGCATAAGCAGATAAATCAGTAAGACTACCTTGCGCATATGCTCTGGATTGACCAAATGTACCAGCGGCTTTGCCTGGTTTAGCAACACTTCCTAATGTATAGTTAATTACACCAGTAGCAACCATACCAGTAGGAGTAGCGACATTACCTAAATTATAATTAATGATACCTGTTGAGACAGTTCCATCTGCCTTTTCGACATCACCTTTTTTATAATTGATAATGCCTTGGGAAGTAGTACCATCGGCTTTCTCAACATTACCTTTTTTATAATTAATAACTCCTTGGGAAGTTGCGTTTGGCTTATTCGTTACTTTTGCACTTACACTAACTTCTTTCTGTGATGGTTGTACATCAACTTTTACAGGTTTAGCAGTAACTTCAACTTCTTTTGGATCAGGCGTAACCTTTACAGTAGTATCTTTTGCTTTAACTTCTACTTCGCTATCACCATCTGGTTTAATATGAGCATTGAGAGTAATATCCTTGCCACCTGCATTAAGGCTATCAACTTTGCTTTGAATATTATCTAAATCTTGCTGATTATTAACCGTAACATCAACAGTAGTAGGAGTATTATCTGGAATTTGTTCAAGACCACTTTCAAGAGATTCTACTTCACTTTCCCCACTGACCGTAGCAGTAATAGTAGTAGTCATACCTTGCTGAATAGAAGAACATTGGTCAACAAAAGATGCAACACTATCTTCACCAGAAACATCTGCATTAATAGAAACTGTACTGTCACCTAAATTATCATAGGTTTGTTTTGTTTCTTCTGCATCTGTCTTAGCTTGTTTAACCTCAGAATCATCTACTTCTGGTTTGATAATTCCCATAGATTCAAGAACTTGTCCAAGTAATCCTGCTTCTTCATTCGTAAGACCAAGAGATTGACAGATGTTATCTAACGCTTGTTCCGCAGGTTTTAATTCATCGCTATCGTAAGCACCATCAAATAAATCAATACCTTTGACTTGTTCTGAATTATATTGCTGTAAAGTTTTGATAGAATCTGATAATGTCTGGTTATTATCCTTATTTGCCTGTTGTACTTTATCGACTGCACTTGCATAAGCATCAGCAGAAGCGGTATCTTCACCAAAATCAGGCGTAACAGGATTTTCAATAGTTGCATTTTGTAATGCGTCAGAATATGTTTTTGCAGCTTGCTCTGCTTGTTGTTGAAGGGCAGAAGAATCAAGACCATAATTCTGACCTAGCTGGTCAATCTGTGACTGCATATAATCAGCAACCGCTTGAGTATTATCGCCGTATTCGTTACTTTTTAAAATACGTTCACGTTCATCTGCAAGTGTTTTCATCTGATTCTTAGCAGTTTCAAGTTCACGATTATAATTCTCTGCTGTATGTGAAGCGACTTCTTTCAGATTCGTTCCAAGTTCATCAATATCTTGCTTATATCCAGAAACTTCCTTCTCTGCTTGCTCAATAGCGGTAGTATTAGTAGGATCGTTTTTCTTTAAATCTTCAAGTCTAGCTTCTGACTCTGCAAGATTGGAATAAGCATCTGATAATTTTAAAACACCATCTTCTGCATCAGAAATGACATTATTATGGAATCCATAGTCTTCAAGCCTACCAAACATATTGGACATGAAGTCTTTACCCATACCCATTTGTTTAGCGGCTTCTGCCATATCTTTTACGTTATATGACCATTGCTGAGATTCTTCATTGAAATCTGCAAGACCTTTAGAAGATAAGTCATTCAAAAATGCTTTTACACCAGATTCATCCTCTGTAAGATAACGGGCTGCTTTTGCATAGTTTTCAGCAAAGTTTACATCATCTGTTGCGCCAGATGGAGAGATAAGTTTTGCAAATGATTTAAAATCATCTGTTCCAATAAGTCCTTTATCCCATGCTTCTTTAGCCGTTTTAAGACCAGAAACCATGTTGTTATATTTATCACCTGCATTTGCAGTAGATTGTGCTTGTTGCCATTGACCGTAATCAGAAAATAATTCTTGTTGTTGTTTATAAAGAGCGTGATATTGTGACTGTGCTTGTTGCAATGCCGACAAATCCGCAAACATAGACTTTAATTTGTCTTGCTCTGTCTTATATGCATCTGTACCCTTAGTTTGAGCTTGAACAACATCGTTTTGCTCTGCAATAGCTTTAGTCTGTTCTTCTATAGAACGTGTAAAATCATTTGCTTTAATATCATGCTGAACTGCTAAAAGACTTGATAATGCTTTAGTGTTTAATTTTACACCATTTGCTGTATTTTTAAACAATGCGGCACTATCAAAATTATCAATGTCAGAGAACATACCGCCCATAGAGGTAATTGTATCAGCAGTTAATCCCGTAGCAGATGAAGCTTCACTTGTTGCAGTTTGTAACGTTGATAAGCTTGCAGTGGTATCGGTTACTACTTTTTGCATATTTTCAAGAGTGAGACGAGATGTGTCTTGAACATTCTGAATTTGATCAACCATTTCTTCAAATGATTGTCCATCGTATTGTGTATCAGACAGCATAGTACCAAGAGTTTCTAAATCCTCAATACTTAAATCTCTTGATTTAATACCTGTTGTATCATCCCATCTTTCGGCAACTTTTGTTTGAATACCTCTTAGTTCTTCCCATTGGTCTTTGATTCCAGAAGCTTCCCGCATTTGTTCACGTGAAAAACTTTTACTTTTTTCACTAGCTTTATTAAGAGCAGCATCTGCTTCTTTCTGCCACGAATCAAATGATTGTTTAGAACTATCATCATTTATTGTAAATACATCATTTAATGCATCTTGAATGTCTTTATTTTGCAGTTCTTTAACAGCGGATTGACTCCAAGATTTTAATTTACTAATTGCTTTATCACCAGTAAACCCATTTTTCTCTAAATCTTCATATGAAAAAGAATTTATTAATGATGTAAGTTCACTGTCTATACTTGGAACATCATCTAATAAATTTTGATAAGCTCGTTGTTCTTGAAAGAATGCAGGAATATAACTTTTTAATTCATCAGCAGAGTTTTCACGTTGATTTCTTAAAGATTCTTGTGATCCAATAATAGTATTAAGGAAATCATTAGTGTCGCTATTAGCTTTAAGTTTCCCTTGTGAGTCGTTTAATTCATTTATTAATTTACCAAAATCTTTTACACTAACTCCTGCATTATCAAGTGCGTCTACGAAATTACCATCATCTAACCATTGGTTTAAATCTAAAAATTTGTTACCATCTTTGTTTTTAAAAGCGTTTTCATATGCAGATTGGAATTTTTCCAATGATTGTAGCTGTTGGTCTGTACCTGCTTCCTCCCAAAACCAGTTTTTATCTTGGTTAACTTCCGCATTTAATTTGTCGATCACATCTTTAGCATTTTTAACACTTTCAGTATATTGATTGACTTTTTGTGTTTTAAGAGTAGCTTTTAATGTATCAACATCTGTTGCAGCTTTAATAATCGGTTTTCCTAGTGAATCATATCCTGATACCAATTCTGGAAATTGTGTTGCAATCTGAGATGCCAATTCTTGATATTCAGCATATTCTTCATTTGTTAATCCAAGATTTGTTCCTAAAGAACTCACGCCTTTTGAAAGAGTAGTATATTTTTCGCCATTTGTTTCAATCCAGGAAGAAGATTGTGCCATCTGCTCATTTATATCTTTATAATTCTGGATTACTTCATCACCAGATTCAATTGCACGTTCTTGTTTATTAGATACATAATCAAATGCTGTGGCAATACCTTGAATTGTAGCAGAAACAGCAAGATTAGCCCCAATGTTAATTGCTGATGCCTTAAATACTGAACCAGCATCTTTTAATCCCGTTTTAAACGCATCCCATTTGCTTGTAACAACAGGAACTGTTCCACCTTGGCGTTGAATTGCCGCCGTTAAATTTTCAGTACTGGAAAGTGCTGCCTTATCAACATTATTCTTTTGGTCTAATTCGTGAATATAATTACCAATATAAGCACCATATGTTCTTTTAAAATCATTTGATGCGTTTGCATCTCTCAGAACAGCATCGACATTAGGAGCATTTCCTGCTCTGTATTGAGAAGCCATTAAACCCGATACTGTTTTAAGCGTATTATTTGTTGCAATTTTATTTTGCATATTAGCAATTGATTGAGCTACCTACGATTTTTATATACTTGGGATGTATATTGTGCTATAATGCATAAATGAAATTACTATAAATAAAGTGAGAGATAATTATATGGGAGTTATAATATTTTTAATTATTTTATTCTTATTGAAATTACTAGCGGATGGATCATTGGATTTTATTTACCCTATTATAATAGGAATATTAGCCATTATTTGTCCAATAGTGAGTTGTATATTACTTTATGATGGTGGACGTGAAATATTATTATCGTGCGCATTCCTAATTTTGATTACAATAGCAGAATTTATAACAGTAATATTTTTATCATCTAAATTTCTTATTACACATGATTCAAAAAAGAGTAGAAGAGTAATTGGATATATTCTAATTACCGCTTCTGTATTGTGTATTTTATTAATTATGATTCGTTGTTTAATGATAATATTATAAACGAGGGAGATTTACATATGATAGCAGAATATATACAAAACATTATTTTAAAATATGACAAAGAAGTTTGCAATGAAATATCTGTATAAATGTTTGTGGGTATAAGTGGTAACTCAAAGAAATCTTTCAAGACATTTGAAGTACTCAGGATATAACTTTACAAATTTTGCAATTACTTCTTTAGTTGGTAATTTTGATTGAGTTGTCCATTCAGGTTTTGAAGTGTTAAGCTTCTGACGATTTTCGTCACTCATTGTGGCATAAATACGCCAATAAGCCTTTTCTTCTTCGGAAGAAGCATTCTCAATTTTATCAGAAAAAAGTTCTTGCTGAATTTTACACTCTAACATTTTTTGATATATTTTACCATATTCTTCTTTGGACTTAAAAGGTTTTTGAATTGGATATACAAGCCAATCAAATCTAGTGTCAGAGGATTGTTCCATTTAAACACCTGCTTTCTATACGGAGGATTATTTATGAGTTTGCGCAATGATAAAAAGATAATTTATAAATTGATTGAAGAATATAAACAGTTATATTATGATATTCCATCTTTGGATTCAGTTGAATATATTACTGGTGAAATTGATGCTTATGCACAGTTTAATACAGAAGAATTATATAATCGAAAATACATATTATATATTCACCCAGATTTATTCTCAATAGGAAATAAAGATATGAGAAATAAAATGCCTAGACAAATATTATTCCATGAGTTCACACATATTTATGATTCTCTATTATTACTGAATTATGATTTATTATCTTTTAAAAAGATTATGTGTAGTTATTCTGAAATTCACTCAAGTGAAATAGAAAATCGTGAATTGACTTTAACTCAAAATGCACCTTATAGTTTAGATAAAGTAGTAGTTGGAATGAAAGGTAATAAAACTTTGAAAGAATATATTGACAGAGCTATTGGTGAATTATGTGAACAATTCATGCCATCTGGTGAATTAATTACACCTGAAACAGATGTTTATGATTATCGAGAATTATATTCAGTTCTCGGTAAACTTAGAGCATTAAATTATTTTAATATTGATTATGATTATAGTCTTATAAATATAATTACAAATCCTTTTCTGAACATAATTAATGAGATTATTAAATATGGACTTAATCTTAATATTGAAGATGCAAAAATATTTATGGAACTTCAAGACAAACTTATTGATTCAATAAATTCAGAAAAAGAACACAATAATAAAATATACAAGCTTCTCAATGAATAAGTACCAACATAAACATAATGGTAATGATATAAGATAGTATTACATTTAAAAATACACAAAATGTCACACTATAAACTGTCATAATATGACAAAACATAGGTTCTTGATTTACAAATATGGTAGTTATTGGTAAGATAATAACAAGTATACTACAGTTGTATTGTCGTATTGCAGCTCGTTGTCACGGCAAGTACCCGACCTAGCGTCATACGGAAGTGTTAGCATACTGTTCTTGTATGTGTTAATGCGAAAAATCTAAAGAATTTTCTGCCCGTTCTGGGCGAAATATATCTTCCCAAATAAATAAATTTATAAGGGAAGGAGGTGAAAAAGAATATGCAAAACCTAATTGGTTGCTTGATTGATGCGTCTGTTATTGTAGGACTCGCTTTATTGTACTACAATTCAAAGAAACATGCGATTGATAAAATTTGCGATCATCCAGAATTATCTGATGATAAAGTAAAATCAATCACAAGCATGATGACAATTCAATTCAAGAAAGACAAATAATTGAGACTCAATAATTTCTTCATTTCATCTTGTTATATTTCATATAGAAAATTCTCCTTAAATCGTAAACTATATTAACTACAAATGAACGAGAATCTATTCTAGCCAATAGGTTCTCGTTTCATATTTATTTAAAATATCTTTTTATTGATTTTTGCATATTATATTCAACATTATTTTCAATTTTATTCCATATTTCTAAAACTACAAGTAAATCATTTTTATTTATTTTCTTTTTATTTATTTTAACATTACCTTCAATAATCCCTTTGTTATTTTCAAAAGAAATTTCAATTGCGTCCTCTATTTGAGAAGTTAATTTCTTTTTGTTTAGATTATCTTTTAATTCACTATAGAATTTATTAATTGTATCTACTATAGCTTTATTAATTTCTTTTCGAAGTTCTCTTTCTAGTTTTTCAAGTGATTTAAAACTCTTAGTCATTTTTATTCTCCTTAATCCTACAATTATGCCAATAATCTAGTTGATTATGCAATTTAAAAATGTTTCATCATTCATATGATATAATATTCCCTATAGTATTAATAGGAGAGTGATATAAGTATGAATGAGAAAATATGCAAAATTTTAATTTATATATGTATGATTCTTGCGTTACTTTGTTTAATTGGAATGACGTATATTACATATAAGTATTAATTTTGGTTGTATCATTAATTCTATATTTGCAATATTTATATATGTCGATACAATCATATATAAATAATTCCCAACTGCTGATGGAAGGGTAGTATATAGAAACTATCCCTGAATTTATCGGGCATCCATCTTCCCTATCGCTAGAGTGCATTTTTATGATTCTATATAGAACCATACTTTCGTTACGCTCGTTGAGGTCGGCATCCATTATAATGAAGCCCTACCTGCGGATTACTTCGTAGTTTGGATTGTTACTATACCGCATCCTTTCGGATTTGCCACTTATACCTATGAAATATAAGTTTAGTACCAAACTCATGTGACATAGCCTTTTGAACTATGAAAGTTTCCCGTTCTGAAATTCAATACAGAAGAGTAGCGCATTACCGCTCACTCCATTTTAGAAAGTCACCAGAGAGTCCTTGCTTATAAATAAGCTCGTACACATTACTGCTAAACTCTCAAGCGGCATAAGTCATTTTGAAAAATGCATGGGGCGAATCCCATGTACTCTTACCGCTGTTGTTTTTACCTTGGAAAATACCTAATCCAAGTGCCATAACATTAGGCAAATTAACAAGCTTGCTATCTGATTTTGCAAGTTTTGTCATTATACCTAAAGCTTTTGTACCAGTATCTACAATACCTTTAAACATATCGGAGCTAATTGCACTGGTAGAAAAATCTTGAAATTGAGCCTTCAAATGAGAGAGAGAAGCTTCAATACCTTTATTCCAAGATTCAAGCTCTCTTTCACCTGATCCATCTGCATCATTTAATGCAGTTTGAAGAGATTTTCGAGCAACGTCAAAATTGGTCATGAGGGAGGAAACAATATTACCCTGGCGTTTGCCCGCTATAAGTTCTGTTAAACTTGCCTGCTGAATATCTGTTAAATCTTGCCACTTAGTAGATAATTCATCGAGAATATCATATGTAGATTTAAACTCATTTTCATTTTTCATAATATCCACACCACTAAGAGCCATAACTTCTTGTCTTAGTTTTGCGGTTGATTCTGCCATACCTTCGGTGTCAAGACCTGCTTTTTCCATGTCTGTTGACGCACCTCTGATACGCATTGAAATTCCTTGTATTAAGCGTGATCACAACTCACGCTAACTGCTATATTGATATAAATTCATCCTTTCATATTCTTTTAAAATAAAATCTTTCATATTATCACGTTCCCAATACGGAACTATAATCAAAGGAATATTATTTTTCTTACAATAATTTATTTTAATGTCATCTCTTGTTTGATTTATTTTAAATTGTTGTTCAGCCCAATCTTTACCTTTTCCAGCAAAATCCACTGGAAAATAATGTTGTTCTCCATTATATTCGTATGCGATATTATCATTTTCATCGTATAAATCAAATTTAAGTAATCCAATATATCTACAGTCACTAAATGTATGTTGTGGATGGCAAAAATGTCCAAAACTTTCTAATGTTTCATTCATAATTTTTTCACCAATAGTTCCATCGCAGTAAGGACATCCACTATGTTTATATAAGATTGCTGATGGACGAGTAAAAAATGTTCTATCACATTTTAAACATTTAAAACGTACATTAACATGCGCAGAAATATAAGGTTCATCTAAAACTAAATGTTTGTCTTTGATTAATGAATTATACTCTTCGGTTGAATATGCAAATTTTTCATGTAAAAGTTTTCTTGAACAAGTAGGACAAATTGTGTTTCCATCTAAAATATTAGATGGTTGTGCTTCAAAAATTGTTCCATCTATTTTACATTCAAACTTCATTTTAGTTGTAGATGTAGTATATTTGGATTTTGCAATAAGATAAGGATTTTTATACTCTAAATCCTTAATGAACTGTTCATGAGATTTTCTTTTTGAAAGACTTCGTTTGATTTTCCCGCATTCTGGACATCCAGATCCATTTGTTATTAATACTTTTGGTAAAGTAGTCCATATATGACCACAAGATATACATCTGCAAGTAATAGGTTTTTCATTTCCTAAATATTCAGAAATAACTTCTACATTTTGGTCTTTTATTAAAGGAATAATATCCTCTGTAGTTTTATATCTTCCTGCACAATAAGGACAACTCTTTTTATAACTTTTAAAATGCGACCAATCACATGATTGAATACCTTTATCTCTATGTTTCTTACATATATATTCAATCATTGTTCCTTTATGTGGGTGTTTATGGGTTCCACAAAATTCGTTATCTAATTCATTACATTTATTTATATAATCTTGTTCAGTGTATTTCATATATTATTTTTTATTTATCAATATAGCGAGTTCTTATACTTTCGCATAAGAGTAGATCATTTCTTAACCACGTTCTAAAATAGAACAGCAGTCATACCTTTTCCATTTAAAGGATTTTCACCTACACCATTTGTGGTTTGTGCCGTACTCCTGTTGACTTAGATATTCAGGATTTTTACCTTTATTTTATAATTCTTATAGAGAATATTTCTAAGTCCCGACATGGGGATGATCGTTTGACACACCCCTATTCGGGGCTTTGCGACCAAGCTACCATTCCTAATTTATATAAAATTAGTAAATTCTCCACTTAGGCTTTTGACCATATGGAATCTCTATCGTTGTATTACTTTCGTTACATTCATACCAGCTTATTTCATCCGTATTGTAGTGATAGAGCTTTAGGTTTTACTGGTTTTAGGATATGTTCAACTATGCACATTTCTGTACATAAAGACAATTTCGATAAAATTTTGTCTTGAATGCAGTACCTACACTATCTGGATCTTGTACTACACTATTGGCTGCCGTAATTAAAGCTACGGTTTCTTCAAATGTGTTGTTTGCAGCTTTCATTGATGAAGCGGATCGAGTTAAACCATCAAAAATACCTGCCGTATCAATCGGTTCAGTATTCGCAACTTCATTTACAACATCAACCACTTTAGTTACTTCATCAGCATTCATTTGGAATCCTTTTAATGTAGAAATTAATCCACTAGATGCGGATTCCTGTGTCATATTATCTCCTACTTTTTGTAATAGAGATGTAGCGTCTGATAATTTTTTGGCACCATCTAATTTATAACCTAGCCTTGACCAATCAGCGGTACTACTAATAACATCACTAATTGTTGATCCATATTTTGTTGCGCTTTGAGATGCTTCATCCCAATATTGTGATAATTGTGTACCAGAAGCATTACTAACTTTTGTTAATTCAATCTGTGCCGCATTTACATCTTTAACAGCAGAAATTGCTTCTGTTGGAAGTTGAACCATAACACGTTGCAAGCCAGCATAAATTCCAGTAAACTGAGCAATTTGTCCAAGCGCACGTTTCGTTTCACTCCAAGTAGAATTACCACTTAATCCTTCCGCTTGGATTCTTGATTTTAAATTTGTAAATGCCTTATCATAACTAGCTTTTTCTTCAACAGTTGTCATTGAACGATATTGCTGTTCTAGTTCTTTCAGTTCCGCTCCATATTTCTTAACTGCTTTAGAATTTGCATTCATATATGAAACAACTTTATTTCCCGATGCACTAGCGATAGATGGAGATAATGCTTTTGACGATTCGTCTCTAATTTGAGACAAAGTATTCTTAAAAGTATCTCCTGCTTTAGTCATATCTTGAAAAGTTTGTTGTAACTGTTGTTTACCTAAAACATTTGATCCATTGTAATGATTTTGAAGTTTATCTAAAGCCTGATTATATGAGGCTAGAGCCGCTGTAGCCTTTTGAATATTTGCAGTATCTTGAGTTCCATATGCCCCTAATTGTTTGCTCATTCTGGATGATGCGGCTGCATATTTTCCTGTGTCAATATTATATCTTAATTTTGAAGAATTTATCTGGCGTTGAAAATTTTGTGTATACTGTCGTGCTGCATTCTGTGCAGAACGTGCCATATTGTTATTATTGAGATTAAGGTTTATTCCTTGTCTCTGAACATTTTGGAGTTGTTGTATAATATTGTTAATTTGATTTTGACCTTGAACATTGAATTTAATATCAACAGATTTATTTTGCATTTTACTTAATTTTTGTTCAAGCTCATTAACTTTTTCCGCACCATGAGTAACAACATTTACGTCAACTTGAAATTGCGCTCCCATAGTAATTTATTCTCCTTTCTTACAAAAAATAAAAACTCTCCGCAAGAAAGGAGAGTAAACTACATTATTATTTATTGAATTGTATAAATTTCTACGATATAATATAAAAGAATCGAAGCTACTTGCTGAGAAGTGTAACTTGTAAACACCTTTGCTTATTAAGAAAGGTATAACATCTCATGAAAATCTTTATAAGTTCTGTGAGTTCTTCACAATTTATTTTCCTGAATGTTGTAGTCTAACAGAAAGGAGGTAAATCGTGATTGATCTCATACTTGATTATGCACTGAAATTTGCAGGTATTGGATTTGCTTACTTTGCTTTACATCGTGTTGTGTCCAAAAAAGCAAAAGAAATTCATGTTCATATAGGATTTATTGGATTAGATTTCGATTGCTCATTCTACAAAGATTAAGTGCTGAGAGTTGGAGAAGAGATCATATAAAATTTTCATGATATAGAAAGAGAAGGAAGTTACTGTATCACACAGTAGCTTCTTTTCTTTTTTGCATTATATTGCACGATGAAATTTAGGATTCATGTTGTTTAATTGTTACATTATTTTATTTCTTTCTTATAGATTTTTGATAGCTATACCTCTTAGCTAAAATTAGCTTTTACGGCTTCTATAATATCCTGTACAGCATCATCCCACGTACCAGGTGTACCCAAAACCCCACTACCGTTGTTTTGTATATCACTCATGATCTGCAAACCACTATGTTTGCCGTAAGGATATTCTGCTACATTCAAATGAATATCATAATGATAATTTCCATTACCACCAGATACACCAGATGAACGGGGTGAACTTTCATATGTTCCAGTTCTGATATATTTTACAGGTGATCCACTTGAATAAAAATTCTGAATATCTGTTTGAGTCATTTGAAAGCCTTCTTGTTCAGCAGCTTCAACTCTTGGTCTAATAATTTGTGCATCAATTGCATCCATAATTATTCCCATAACAATTTCCTCCGTATAAGATAGGAGAGTAGTACCCTCCGTTAAACAAACGTTCTGTATTGAACTACATAATATAATCTGGTAAAATATTCCTTGGGTGGAGATATTTAAAAGATATCATGAGAATGTACTTCCATTCTCACTATGCGGTCGCCTACGGGCAGGCGTGAACCCATATCCTCTACGCTGAAAGTTTCTATGACCTTTTATCATAGATATATTATTTTGGTAAGGAGGTATACATACATGAATTACGGTATTGTAATATCACTAATTAGCTTAGTGGTAAATATGGTAAACGTGGGCTTAAATATTTACGATCACGTTTCACGCTAATAGTTGAGAACTGGTGTGGTGAAATATTTTACCAGTATCAAATGTTAAATATTATTTCTTCTTATCCATTTTTGTTACTTTAGTTCCAGTCTTGTTATTATTCTTGTTACTAGATCCATCATTCATTACATTTCTAGCACTGAAATTTCCTTTAACTTTCTTGAGTTCTCGATTTTCTTCTTGTAATTTCTTAATCTGTTCATTCTTAGCATCAATAATATCCTGGCTAGCTTTGTCAATATTAAATGCCGCAGCATCTTTTACAATCTTAGTAAGACTCTCTGCATTAATTTCAAAACCAGATTCTTTCAGTTTTTCCATAAAAGATACTCCATCCTTAACCATTTCTGGTGTAAGAGCAGTAAGATCAAGATTAGCAAAATTTTTAAATGCGTCAATAAATACATTAACACCTTCAACAATTCTATCCATATCTGGATTTGCATGAATGATATTCTGCTTAGTCCATTCAAGTTTGTCATGAACCATCTTGTCTACAAAATCCATGACCTTAATGTATTCTTTTACAGATTCACATCTTGACTCATAGTCTGGATTGATAAATGTATCAATAAGACTCTTTAAATCATCATCTGAAAGATATAATTTAAAAATATTTTCACCATCTTCTAGTGTATATCCTTCAATAAAATATTTTCCAACTGCAATAATTCGTGCAGGTTCTTCCATCCAAGGTGTATATTCACCTGTTTCATCATCCCAAAAAGCATTCAGAATAAGATCAATTGCATTGAGTTTATCTTCAAATGTGATTGTGTTTTTTACCTTGAGTAAACTTTTCTTCATATTTTCTTCTCCTAACTACGATTTTAATAATTGACATCATTTAAAAATGATTCTAAATCATATCTATAATTTACTTTTAATTTCTCTTTATGAATTAAAATAGGACTTGCATATTCAAGCAAATCCTTTTCATTGAAACTTTTCTTTTCTATATGTGAGATAAAGTCATCCCATTGATTAATATTTAAAAAATATGTATTATCACTTGATCGAAAGTCTAATACTAATCCGCTTATAACACGATTATATTGTGCAAAATCTTTTAAACTCTTAATCTGATAATAATGCACAATTCCTTTTTCACTTTTATCACGTTCAAAACTACATGAACCTTGAAATGTTTTTAATTCAAGTGTAAGAAAAAGATTTCGTGATCCATCGAATACCATCAAATCGCATGGGCTGTGACGACTGAATCTTAGCTTATTACTTGATCCTACATCAAAACCTTGTGCTGAATCAGGGGGACGATAGGAGAGTGTATAGTTTGGTACACTTTTCTTAAAATTATCTTCAAATTGTTTACCTACACTTCTTGCCATTATTCATGTCCCTTTAAGATTATGCTTTCTTATGTTCTTTTTCTAATCTACGTTTTTGCCATGCTTCAAACGGCTTCTTTGTTTCCGCTTTCAAAAAATAAAAGGCTAGTTTTTCATTATTAACTTCTGATGGAATAGTCCATACAGGTTGAATATTATAGTTACTTAAATAAAAAATAATCTGTGGCATAAAAGTAATAGCTACAAGATTATCTTCTCCAAAAGCTTCAACTACTTCCTCGAAGCTATCAAATAATTGTTTTTTCATATCACGTTTTCTCCTGAAAATCGTAAAAAATAGGGACACAAGCCATTAATTCATAGCTAGCATCCCTACTAATTACTTATACTAACTACGATTAATTTATTCAGATTTATCCTTTGGTTCATCTGTTGCAACATCATCAGCTAACTCAACCTCCGTTACTTTCTTTTGCTTCTTTACTCTTGAAACAGGTTTAACCTTTACAGGTTTCTTTTCTTCTTCTAAATTACAAGTGATAGAATATCTATCATTTTCATACTTTACGAATACAGTATCTTTATCTGTGTGGTCAGACGGCATTTGAATTTCTTTTCCATCAAAATCAACAACCATAACACACTGATTGCGTAGTAATACTTTACATTCTTTTGTCATTGTGGTTATATTCTCCTTTATGATGCGTGAGATACAAATAGTTCTCCGTATACTTTATCTGGATATTTTTCTTTTAATTGATTGAATTGTTCTTGAGTAATGTATTCAAAATTCATATTATTGACATGATTACGTTTACCTGTACATACTGAACGAATATTTCTTGCACAGAGTTTCTTTCCTGTAAGAGATTGATAATATTCTACAAATTTTGTTGCGCTACGATGGTATGTATCTGTAGTGATACAGTGAATAGGACGATTATTAACAGGCATATCTTCACGTTGATACCGTAATTTTAAATCATCAAATTTCTCATATGTACACCAACCAAGTTTTGCACCCTTTTTAATCCAATCATTTGCCGTTTTATAAGAAATGTGAAACAATTTGGCAATTTCTTTTGTTGTCATATCTGAATGCGAATTCTTATATTCACATATTTGTTTTGTCATATTTGAAGTTGCAAATTCATCGCATTTATTAAAATCTATATCATTTGGATTTATATTCAGAATAGAAAATAGACCAGAATTAAGAATAGAATTTTTGATATATTCTTTTGTAGATTCTCTACAATCAATCACAAAATAATAATCTATACTATTTTGAATAGCAAGATCATGTTTCATTTTATCATTTTCTTGTTCTTCTTTAATAGTTCTACCATTTTTATTAATTTCTCGTTCATAATGTTGTTTACCATGTTGTTCAGTAATAATTTTTAATCCATTATATTCTATATAATCATCATATCGTTTATTATTAGACCAATCAAATAATTTTTCTGATTCAAAGTTCACACCTGTTTGTTCTAAAAGAGAATGCATAAATTTATTTGGATAACTCCATCCATCTTGGCATGGACAAGATAAATTATGACAAGTATATACAGAACCAATTGATTTATGATGTTTTCTACCACAGTCTGGACAAGTAAACTCAATTACTTGCTTTGTAGTTTTTGTATATTTAGTTGCATCTTCTGGATTTCCGAAATACATTATCATCCAAGGAGCAGTAGTAGCTATATCATTTATTCCTGGAACAACTTTCTTTGGTCGTGTGCTACAAACATTACATCCTATATGCTGACTGTCACACAATGCTGTTTCAACTATCCAATCTTTATTTCCACATTCTAAACATTCATACTGATACCATTTTTCATTTGACGTAAATTCTCTTCCATGAGAATGCGCTATTTTAGGTCTATACTCACGATTAATAATTTTTAATTTTCTATTATATGAATTAATAATATTTCCAATTTCTAATTTAAATTTAGGTAATGGTCGATTACTCAATTTCAACTCCTTTATTAAAAGAAGTAGGATAATGTTATATTACCCTACTTCAAAAAATATATCATTCAGTAATTTCAATAATATCCATTACATCTCCATCTTCGTTTTGAAGAACACTTAGTTCTATCTCAATTTCCGCAGGATCTCCATCAGAAGAGAATGATAAGTCGAGAGTTCTATTAGGAGATGCTTTATAAGCAGTAATTCTTACTGGTACAAGATTTCCCTTCTCATCTTTATCAACTGTTTCCATTTGAATGAAGAAATCTTTTGGAGTTTTCTTATTGTTAAATGAAATTTTCTTTACGCCTGCTGTTTTTTCCTCAAGATAAGATACTTCATATGTTGTACCTTCTTTAATCTCAGAAGTAGTTGTAGCAGTAAATTCTTTCTCAGAAACTGTACCTTCAATAATTTTTCCAGTATCAGGATCAACAGCGTAAACTGTACCTGCTTTTGGTGTATTAGTTAGAGTAAGTTTTCCTTCCGCAGCACCCGTTACATTTTCTCTACGAGCAATGAGCGCAGATGTTTCAATTTCTCCATCAGAATACAGTGCATAAATCTGGAATGGATGAACTTGGAAATTAAGTTTCATAGTACCCTCAAGTGGGTTATCAAATTTAATATCCTTTGCGCCTTTTTTATTTGCGTATACTGCGTCTGCACTAAAACCAGCAGTAGTAGTGTTACAGAAATCTACTAACATCCAAGGTTTCATTGTAGCATAGTCAAGAATATGTACATCACAACACTGACGATTTGCCATATTAAGCTCTTTAGCCATAATTTAATTCCTCCATTTTCTTAAAAATAAAATAAGCCACCTAACACAGGCGACTTTGTTTGAAAGTTTTCGTTATTTAATTTTGTTCATATACTCCATAGGTTTATAGTCCTTAGAGTTTTTGAATGAGAATGAATTAGCAGCCATCATATCATTTATATCTGCTTGTCTTCCCATCCTATATTCTAAAAACATCTTCATGAATTGATAATATGTCATATCCCAAACATTCAAAATATTGATTCCTACTTTGTTGTGAGTACAATATTTCACAATCATATTTGGCAATGTATAATCATCATCCGCAGATGTTTGTTTTTCTTTTTGTTCACTCTTATGTTTTGCCAATTTCTCAGCAATCTGTTGAGCTAACTTATTTTTATATTTCGGTTTTTCAACTTCTTTCTCAGATTTAATTCCTAATATAACTTGCAGAAACGCACGAAATTCATCAAAATTGCTGTTATCAATTTTCCCTATTTCGTTGAAGATTTCTTTTCCATCATCGTCTTTCTCATAAGTGCCAATGAGAAAAGCATTCTGTTTTGGATTATACTGAAAATCATCTACAACAAAGAAACTAATCATGTAGGCAAGAAAATCTGCACGTTTCATTCCACATGTAAGTAAATTGTAAATAGTATTTTTTTCTTTTTCTTCATCACTGAGGGAATTGAATTTTTCAGTAAGACCGAATGTTTCAAGAAATTGCTTTTGAGTAATAGAAATATAAGAGAGAAAAATATTGAATTGTCCATAGGTTATACGTCTTATGTCCCTAAGAGTAGGACATTTAACATGACCTATACCTTCATAAAAATAAGGTTCATCACAGAGATAATCATAATCTGAAAATCCTTTCAAATATCACACCTCCTTGATTTTAAAATCAGGAATGCTATATTTGAGTTGTCGTCCATAATAACTGGACTGTGGAACAGTATAGCCAATGTCATCAAGACTTGGTTTCCCAATTCCTAAATCATCAGAATCCCGTAGAAGCCTTTCTATAATGTCTGTAAGAACGTCTGCACGATTACCCATGTAACTTTTTATATTAGATTCCATTTGCATACAATTACGATGCACGAAAATCCAAATATACAAGTCCATAGATTTTACGGTATGATTTGTACCTCTACAAACTGTTTCTACACAAACAAAAGGCATAACTTCTTCCTGCGTTCCATCAACATAAGGATAATCAAATACTTGTTTATACTCCATGTCGTTTTTCTCATCATCATTAAAATCTTCCTTACGCAACATTACTTTTGCAAATTCATCAGATTCTAATAGACGAGAAATTACTTTTGATTTGACAAAAGCCAAATCTCTAGCAATTGATTTTGCCATATAATATACCTCCGATTTATCCTACAATAGTAATAGTTGTTTCAGATAAAATGTTACTTTCATTGTCGAGAACTTGTAGTGTAAACGTACAGTCGATTGCCTTATCATCTGTACATTTTAACTGTATTTTATTACCTGTGATATTTTGAGTGATTTTGAAGTCTGATTTGACATTCCATGTGAAACTTGATTGATTTTCAGAATCAGAGAAAGTGACTGTCCATGTTTTTGCTCTGCCGTAGCGAAGAATGTCACCACCTGTAATTGTGACAGATGTAGTTGGATTATCTGGTTCTGATGGTGGGAGAGTAGGAGTAGTGGGGGATTTGTAGTTGCAGATCCATAAATCTTGTCTATCCGTCACTTTATTAAGTTCATCTTTATCGGCAATAAAACTTAATATTCCACCATGATCTTTTCCGAAAAGATACAATACATCATCACTTCTTGTTATCTCAAATACTTTTGTTGGTAATTGTCCAGTTTTTACTCTGTCAATGAACACTCTACGTCCATCAAGAGTCGTCCCATCATCATCTTCTGGAATCCAAATTGTAAAGTTATTTGATGTAAGAATGATTGTAGAATTGCCGCTTCGTCCGTTATCATATTTGCTGGCACTGGTAAAGTTAGCCCAACGTCTTATAATCTTTCCGTCATCATCTTGCCATATTAATTCATACTGACATAATATAGCAGTAGCCTTTTCGCATACTCCATTATTACCAGGATAACCACTAATCAACCAATACTGGTTCTCAAACTTCATATACATTCCTGCTTTCAACGTACCAATAACTGCAAAAACAGAACGCTCTATAGATTTAAGTTGCGTATTAGCTAAATTATCCATAATAATAACTCTTATTTCTCCAATTTCTGTCATATCTGAATTGCATAAAATAACTGTTTTAGCTATATCTGTAGAAAGAGCTTCCGCAAAAGCATCTTCTTTATAATCTAAAAAAGCATCATTCTCAAAACCACCTGTAATATTAGGTCTTGTTTCAGGTGTCATTAAATACCATTCTTGCATTTAGACACCTCCTAATCATAAGCAGAAGGAGTTTGCTTATATATCATTTCGTCTAATTCTTCTGATACTTTTTCAAGTTCATTCAATGTAGCGGTTTTGCTTCCATTTGATCCATCAATAGACAGATCTTTAGAAACAATGCTGATACGTTTATTAACTTTTGATAACTCACGTTCTTGATAAAATTTCTTCATCATAAGACCAAGAGTATCTATTGTGTATCTTTTTAATTTAGAATCAAACTCATTTAATTCTTCATCAAAATTGATGGAGCCAATCTCAAAAGAATATTTTCCAACTGCTTTTAAAAACCATACTTTTTCAAGTCCTTCTGGTATTACAACCTTGTCTTGAAATGTACTATGGAAGCTATTTATGACTTCCGTATAAGTTGTGTTTTTCTCCATCAATCCACCATCCTTATACTTGTAATTTTGTATAATCCTCTACTGTACGTACTTTATTATAGTCATTAAAGTTTCCTTTTCGGATAAATCCCATAATAGCGTATTTTTCTGCTCTAGTCACAACCATAGAATGTAATGCAGATTCAAAATCTTTTATTGATTTGATAGCAAATAAATCATCAATACGTTCTTTATTAATTACGTTCTGTGTGGAAGATTCTGTTTCAAAATCCGCTTCAATTCTTGTAGGTTTATCTTCAATATAAAGAGTTGCATGAGAACCTTGACCATCTATCCCTGTGAATAGAAGATTTCCATTCTGAACCTGTGAGATGATTTCACCTCTGGACAATCTTACTGTTCCGTTTGGTGGAATAGTAACATCTCCATTTGTTTCAATTCTTTGGAATCCTGTTGTCCATTCTGCAATACTTCTTACAGTTACTTTCTTTTCAAGATTAAAGTCCTCTTCGACATCAACTGGGGTTTCTTCTACAACAATTTCTTCTGTTGGATTTACTTCTTCAACTTTTTTTGTAGTGGTAGTAGTTGTTCTTTTTGTTGGCATTTTAAATTCTCCTTATCGACTATATTTTAAGCAGCTATTTTGATAGTGCTTGATAAAATTTCTTCAATATTTCCATATTGAGTATATGGGATTATTAATAAATTATAATTATGTAAATTTGCATAATTGTATTTTCTCAAATCGTGTTCTTGTTGGATTTTAAATTTCTCTTCACCACCAAAATATTCGACAGAACGATAATGTTGTTCACCATTATATTCAATCAACAAATTTTCAGTAGGTAAATAAAAATCATACGATAAATGACCATCATTTACACCAAACAAATCATCAAATTCATGTCCATGAATAAAAATAATATTATTTTTAGATAAATAATCAAATATTCTTTCTTCACCTTTTGGCATTGAACGTGACTTATGGCAAGTTGGACAATTAATCCCTCTACTAAAAGCATTATTAGGAATAATTGAAAATTCTGTATCACATTTTATACACTTGATTTTAATTGATGTTTTAGCATCTATATATTTATCAATCACAATATATTCATCACCAAAATAATCATAAAATTTATCTTCAAATTGTTCTTGTGTATATTTTGCAGAATCAGAAGCTTTTTCATATTGACATTTTTTACATCCTATTTGTCCTTTTGACAAAGAAGACGGCGAAGATGTAAAATACTCATTATGTTTATTACAATAACACAAAATAGGTGTTGTATTATTTATATAATCTCCAACAATCGTTATTTCTGGTGATATAATTTTTAATCTATTACTTAGTATATCTTTGTTCAAGTATGTACCTGAACAAACTGGGCATCCAGTTCCACGTAATAAATTATCAGGTGTTGCATCCCATTCAAATCCATCGACTAGACATTTACAATGAATCTTTGTTCTTGCGTTTATATATTGACTTTGAATTTCAATATTAGGATTTACTTCATACAACTCTTGAATAAATTGTTCATGTGTTTTTGCTTGCCTTTCACTTGACTTTTTACTAGCACATTTTGGACATCCACACCCTTGATTTAACGAATCTGGTGATGTAATCCAATCATTGCCACAAGTAGAACAATGACATTCTATTTTTGTCTTTGCATTTACATATTTAGTTGTAAAAATTATATTTGGTCGTGTTTTATGAACACGATTTTCAAATTCTTCATGTGTTAATTTTTTACCCATAATAGTTTCCTTTGCCATCAAAATATCAAATTGTATGTATTACTTTTCTATATAGATCAATTATTTTATCCATTCGTTCTGTTTTTTTGAACGTGTAATAAGGCATGCCGTTTTTTTGATTTGTAAGTTTTTCATCATATCGAATACCAAATGCCATAATAAAGCAAGCAAGCCTTTTTGAATAACAATGAAAATAATCTCTCATAAGTAATTCTCCTTTAGACTAAAATAGAGCCACAATTGCGTGGCTCTATTTATAATAAAACTATATAATATTATCTTAAATTAATCAGATAACGCATCTAAATTTTTGTCATGGATCATCCCTACACGGAATTCCTGACCAGGAACAACAAGACATCCTACCTCAAGGTCAAATCTTGAAATTAACTGACCAGTTGTAATGTCATTACCAGAGATGGATGTAAGACCACCACGAGTAACTGTATAAATTGGTGATTGTCCACCTGTAGGCATTACAAATCCAAGACCTGCTGGAAGCATTGTTTCAAAATTTGTTCCATCTGCTGTAAGAGTAGTCATATCATAAGCATTTGGGATTTCGCTCAGAGTTGTGCCATTGTATACACCCATCAGACCAGTGTTATGAATCTCGTTCATAACTGCTTCGGAAATTCCATTTACAGTAGGTGTAACACCTTGGTATCCTGCAAATCCATTGAACTGAGAAATAAGTGCATAATCACCAGATACTGTTGGTTTACCAAAACGTCTTACTTTAGAGATAACTCCGTCTACGCCAGTCTTTGTAAGACCACTTCCTTCAAAGAAGTATTTTACGCCTGTTGCGTTTTTGATTGCTTTATATACAGTATCAACAACATATTTTGCTGCTTTATTTCTAATCTGAACACGTACCTGATCCTGTAATTCGTTCTCGTCACTCATATCACCAAGAGCAGCTTTTCTATAATCTACAGCGTAACCGCCAGAAATTGTGATTGTAGAAATCGGTACACGTTTCTTTCTGATTACAGGGAACTTAACATCCTGACCAAGAGCCTGCTCATTTGCAGAAAGATTTGCAAACTCTGGAATTTCAATTTCACAAGATTCGTTGTAACCAATTGGTTTGTAATTACCATAAATACCAAGTAATTTGATTTCCTGTAATAGAACTGGTTGCATAGAGAATCTACGAATCTCATTTAATTCGGAGATGGCAGATAAATCATTGTTACTTGCCTTCTCGTTTAATTCCTTAATGTATTTAGCAGCTACATCTGCTTTCTTGCCATAAGGTGCAAGATCTTTTCCATCTCTCATTGCAGAGAAAATTTCTACAATTGCAGATTTCCCATTAATTTTTCCGCTAACAAAATTAGCATCTTTTCTTTCATTATTTAATTCAAATGTATAAGACATTACTTTATTCCTCCTTTAATTAGGCAGTTACAACCTTGGCTTCAACACCAAGATGGTTTCCTACGATTGCAGTAACTTCTAGGTATGGAGCTGCGGTAGCACCTTTTACAAGTTTTCCAGTTGCATCAGATTCAAGTTTATCTCCTTTAGCAACATCTACTGGAAGTTCATCACCATAAACTTCTACAATTTTTCCTTCTAATTTTGCAAGATCAAGAACTCTTACATGTTCACCTTTTACGATTTTATATGTAGGCATATATTCATCATCGCCACGTTCAACTTGCATGATAACTTTACCTTTTTTAGCTCCTACAGCAAAAGAACCAGAAGTTACTTCGCCATATGCTCCATTAAATGTGTCTGCGGAAGCAATAGCATCTTCAAATGGATACTCTCCATGCTCAATCTGTCCGATAGTATTAAATTTAATCATTTAATTATCCTCCTTAATTAAAAAATATTGAGGTCTTCTTCATCAGAAGTAGTAACCTCTGTACACATTTCTGAGAAAATATCCTCAGTTTCTACAGTTTCTTTTTTTGAATTTTGTTCTGCGATTTTTGCATCAGCCTCGGCTTTTTTCTGTTTTTCAACAATGCTCATACAGATTTTAGATTTGATAGAATTGATTTCAGAAGCAACGTTATTTAGTTCTTCTTTCTTTTTGCAAGCGTTAATATTTTCTTTTAATTTATCAATATCATCTTTTGCAACTTCTTTTTCTTCTGCGCTAAATTCTCCAAGAGCAGAATCAACTTCACTAAGTTTTTCAGCTACTTTGGCTTTAGCAATTTCTTCCTCAAGGATTCTCATTTGATCCCAAGAAGATGATTGTTCTGCTCTAATGTCATCAAGAGCTTTCTGCATATCAGCGATTGAAGCATTAAGTTCAGAAATTTTAGAATCCTTTTCTGCTAATTCGGCATCTTTTGCTTCAATCTGAGAATTTAACTCAGAAATCTTTGTTTCATAAGATTCAGATTTCTCATTCATCTCAGAAATAGTAGCTTGGATTGTGTTTTTAATTTCATCCATATTAAATTCCATTTCTTTGTTTTCCTCCTTGTTTTCTTTCTTTTGAGCGACTTCTAATACAATGGCATCATCATCTGCTGGTGAAACACCAAGAATTGCTGAACCAGTAAAACAAAATGTTTTCGGAGTACGAAACTCTTCTTTTGGTTCATCTTCTTCATAAATAATTTGATTTTCGTTTTCTGGTGTTCCCATAATCTCAATAGATGTGTCTACTTTTCCAATTGCATAATTTTTTCTTACCCATTTGACAAATTTTGGATAACGCTGATTATATAAATATCCATCTGTAGCAAGAACTTCTATTTCGTTTCCGTTTTCATCTATAATAGTTTCAATAGAAACTGATTCACACGTTCCAACTACAACTGAGTTTTCAAAAACAGGTTGAGCATTTCCATTGGAGTCATACTCACTTCCTGTCAATCCATGACCAATTGGAACTTCTTTATCATCATCTGCAAATTCAGTGCATAATGGCATACCAATTACACTATCCATTGCATTTTGAACATATTCTTTTTTCCAATGAAGTCCATTTTTATTTGTACTTGTTGAATCATTATGGATTTTTAGAAGAGCAATCTTGATTGGTACACGACCATTTTTAGAAGCACGTTTAGAAATTTCGAGGATATTATTTAACATAATTTAATCCTCCTTGTTAAAAAGTTGTATAATAAAAAGAACTACCGAAATAGTTCTTTATTATTTATTATCACTAGGACTTGGCAAATCATTTGCATTATTTGATTTACTTATAATTGTATTTTCATTAGTTGGATTATCTATTTGTGGTCTTCCATTAGAATCTTCTTGATTTTTACTTAAAGTATAACTTGTTTCATGGGGTTTGTAGCGGTCGTATATACCATCTTCAATTTCTTGGTCAAGAATATTAAAATACACATCAGGATCAATACCTGCGCTTGCTACCAAGAAAGTTAATGAACCGCTTGCTTCCGAATATAGTGTCTTCATTTGATCAAAGAATGTTTTTCTATTTACAAAAGAAGTAGGGAAGTAGTAGATTTCCACTTTATTTTTATCATCTTTAATGATATTTTTATTTATTACATAATTTAATTCTGTTTGCCATTCATAAACCCATGTATATAGTTGCGCAGTTATCATTTCCAAATTTGATTGTCCAGATGCAAAATTACCCGTTGACATTGCACCGATTAATGATGCACAAATACCTAAATCTAAAGATATATTATTATTTAAGTCTGATTCATTTTTAGAATCAAAAATATCTAAATCAATATCAATAGAATCTAATTTTGTACCTGCTGCGACAGAGAAGAAACTTGTTCCACCTTTACTATTTTTAGTCATAATAGCTTGTTTGACAGTGTTATGTTGGTCTTCTTGCTGTTTTTTACTTAAAGCACAAGTACCTTTATCTTTACCTTCTGGAAATGTTTCGTAAATTATTTTATTATTGATTTCATCTAACACATTACGCTTAGTGTCAGTATAATAATCTTTATATAAAACATCTTCTAATGCAGCAATAATCAAACTTCGTCCCCAAGGCTCAGAGTCTTTACATTTGATTTTTCTACACATGGTCTTATCACTATCAAGAATTAACCAATCTTTAATTAATCCTTTACGTTTTTTGTTATATCCATCTGATATTTCTTTTGGATATTTCTTTAATTTTCTTTCCTGCGTATCACCAGTGAAATCATCAAAATATCTAAGATTAAAAGCTAGAACATAACGACCATTTTTCTTTCCAACAATTTTTGTATATTGCCAAGGAAGAGTAACAATCCTTGCATTGATTCCAAGTTCATTAATTTCAACGATGTTTTCTACATCATAATCAGACATAGATTGTTGAAAGTCGTTGCTTGGTTTTCGTATATCAAAATAATAAAAAGCTATGCCTTCACGCATTTCTGTATGTAGTGCATCACGAATAAACAATTTATCATCAATAGTTTTCAATGTAGCTGACATTTTTTCTTTATTCTCTTTTATCTTTTTTACACTACGTTTACTTTTTATGGTAATCACTCTATCCAGACATGGGAGAGCAGTCATGTAATCTATAGAATTAGATACAATACCATTTTTTGTATATACTAAATCAGATAAATGAATGGCTTCATCATGATAAGTAACGGGATCTCTGATTACACAGTCAATTGTAGACTTTGAAAAATAATTATATAGTCCACATGAAAATAGAAGACTATCTAAATTCAGAGAACTTGTAGTAACACAACTACTAAATTCATAGTTATTATTTTGTACAGTTGAAGATTGCGAATTTAATTCTACAACCTGTTGCTCTATTGGTTTTTGTTTTGGAGGGCGACCCCTCTTGCGTTTTACTTCTTCTGGCATGTGTCGCCTCCTTTCAGTTTATTAAGGTGCAATATTCGTAATCACTTGAATTTCCCATCATATCAAGCTCTAATTGGTCAAAGAAATATGAGCCATATGAACAAGCGGTATATCTATCCTTACGATTTTTACCTTGTTCATAAATTTTAATTATTCCTGTTTGCGGCATTTTTTCATATTGAAGTTCTGCGCATTCACTAATCATGGCTTGTGTTTCAAGGAATGGACGTTCATATTCTATCTGTTTATTTGTATCAATTTCATTCTTATAATCATTATTATTTGATAAGATTTCTTCTTTGGCAGTATTGTAATTTACAAGAAAATCTATTTTATTTTCAATAAGATTTTTTCTAAATGCTGTAGCAATATCACTATTTAATGATTGAGTAGCATTAATAGCATATATACAAGCAGGTGCGTTTGGATCAGGACACACCTTTGCATAATCATCGACATTCATGCAACGTAATGGTGAATATTCCACGCCTCTTTCTTCATCGAATAATACTTTTTGCAATGAATAAATTATCTGCAATCCCCCATTCCTAGCATCTATGACAATATAATCAGCATCAAAATCTTCATATAATTGTCTGATACGAATTGCTTGCAAAGTAGTATCACCAATCTGATTTGATTCAATATATGGATATTGTCTTCGATAACCTTGTTTAATTTCAATTTCATTATCATTTGAAAGATAAGTAGAAGATTCTGGAATACCTCGTATGCAAGCGTATACAGAATTATCATTCTGCGCACCTGCAACAAATGCAATATCATTTGATATTACTCTTACCTCATTGTCAATCTTAGGAATAGCATATTTATTTCTTTTATTTGTTTTAAAGTCGATTGTTTCACGAGGATAGAAGACATGTTTTGAGATTTGCCTATTCATTAACATTGAATAAGTAAAATAAGAAGACATAGAATCTTTTACACGAAGATTTAAAAACTCAATTTTCCATGTAATCGGGTCTTGTTTTTTCTTTTCCTTAATGAGCTGTTTTAATGTTTTTAAATGATGCTTCAATGTAATGCTTTCATCAAATGTCAAAAGCACTGAACCATTATGCTTTTGCATACCAGTATATGCTTGGTCTACAATATCCCAAATCCACGCTCCGTTATCAATCCAACTTGAACTGATATAAACGTCTACGGGATCTTCTTGTAAAACAGGATTTTCACCATAATATGAATTAAGCATATATGGCTGATTTCTAACTGTCTGGAACGGAGAAATAACAGAGTCTTCGATTTTTTTATCAATCTGTCTAAATTCTTCTCGACAAATAGCATTTGATCTCAAACCACGAGCGTTGTCGTTTGCTACAAATACAGTTATTTTTGATCCGTTCTTAAATTTTACAAAAATATTATTTTCACTTGTACTCCAATCAGCTATTTCAGCTTTTAATGGTTTGCTCCATTCACATAACTCATCAAGTATCTTATCAGAAACAATTAATTTAGCCTGTTTTTTTGTAGCTGATCCTATACGAAATTTGGTTCCTGGGTACAGAATACATCTGCAACAAGCATATAATGCTATAATGAATGATTTAGCATCATTACGACTAGCAATTATACAAATGAAGTTAGATATACCCATTAAATATATTGCTAATTCTTGATAAACATATAATGAAAGTTTTAAGTAATCTCTTACAAATCTGTGCATATTTCTACGCCAAAATGTACACCATGCCAAGCTATGTATTACATTCATAGGATTACTCAAATAGTGAGTAGAAGGAAATTTCTTATATAGTTCTTTTTGGTTATCGTCCGCAGGATATTGATTCAAATTATTCATCTTCATCTTCCTCTGGAACAAAGAATTCTTTATCTCTTACGTCACTTCCCGTCATAATGTTTTCCATTGGTCTACATACATGACGTTCAAAATAATCTCCAATTTCATCCCAATCACTATATAAATCTTTATCTTTATAAAATTCTTCTGGTGTATATTGAGAAATAGTAGCAAGAGTCACACCAAAAACTTCATCATTACTTGAATCTTTTTCTTCAATGGTTCTCAATCCTGCTTGTTTAAATGTTTTGCTATATTGTTCAACAAGACTGCTATATTCTTTCGCATCACCTTTTGTTAAAGCCCTAACCATTAGCATATTAATATTGCATAATGATTTAATAAAAATCTCCTGATTATTATCAGCATTTGGATTATTCTTTTTCAACATACGGTAATGATCATCAAGATTCTTATAATCAGCTTCCGTAAAACCAACACCCCATCTATCAACAGCAGAAGCAGAGATATTAACATCATCCTGTTTTGCCTGTTCTCTGGATAAAATAAGTTGTCCTTGTTTTTCTTCATAATCATTTACCATAGAATCAAAATACGTTTTCATACTTCCAACATTCAAATTTTTCTTTGCTGCATAATGAGAAATTCTGCTTCTATCAGAAGATATTTCTCTAGCTGCTTTTAAAGGTTCAATATTATATACCCAATCCACTTGTTGACAAAAGTGTTTAATTGCATGTTCTTCATTACCACAATAGAAAGCAACTAATGTATTCATGTATTTGTCAGTACATTCCTTACACCAAGGTAAATATCCATCGTTTGCCTGAAATAATGGACTACCAGACTTTTGAAAATTCTGTTTTAAATTATTAAATCCTTTTCCACAGCATGAGCATTTGTATTTATGTTTTTCTGGATCGAATTGCACATTGGCTCTTGGAATACTAAATGTGATTGTTGGATCAAGTTTTATTGGTGAGTTCATTGACTCACGAATTGCTTCTTCTCTTGATTGTCTGGGTTTTCTATTAGCCAAGAACATCACCTCCTTCATTTTTGCATAAAATTAAGCCGATTGTTTTAGTGCCAATCGACTTGTTAAAATTTCCTCTACATTGTTATATTCGTAATACCAAATTTCTAATAATTCAATATTGTGAGACTTTGAGTATTCTTTTTTTCGTTTATCATGTTCTTTTTGAATTTTAAATTGTTCTTCTCCACCAAAAAAGTTTACAGGTTGCTCATGTTGAATACCTTGGCATTCAATTAACATATTATAATCTGGTAAATAAAAATCATATGATAATAAATTATTATTTATACCAACTAAATCTTGATATGTTTTCCAAGTATTATAATTGATATTCTTAGTTTTTAAAATTTCTTCTGTTTTATTTTCAAGTTTCGATTTTGAACATTTTGGACACCGACAACCACGTAAAAAATTATTAGGAACAACATCATAAACAGTATTACATTTATTATGCCTTATAGATATTTTATCTCTCGATGTAATATATTCTCCTAGTATTGTATATTCATCTTTAACCAATTCAAAAACTTCATTTTTAAAACTATCCGTTGTTTTCTTTTGATTATGCGCACAAAATGGACATCCACGATGGCTATTTAGAATATCATTTGGAGTCACCATATAAGTATTGTTACATTTTGTATGTAAACATTTTATAGGAGTTAATGAATTTATATATTTTTCTACAAACACGTATTCTCCATGATATAATTCAAACAATCTTTTATTTACATATTCATCTGTATATTTAACACCACCATAGCAAAATGGACATTTTCTTCTATTTTCAGGAGAATTTGCAACTAATTTATTAGGTAAAACCCAATAATCATTTTTACAATTCATGTGTTGCACATGTACTTTATTAAGATTGCCGTTGTATTCACTTAATAATTTATATTCATCTTTCCAAATATTGAACATTTGCTTTTTATATTCTTCTGTTGTTTTCTTTTTAGATATTATTTCATTTTCTCGCTTTCCACTCGCAAACATCATTAGTAAAATAGAGTGAGAGAGTAGTGCGAGTATCTACTATACCTAAGATGATCAGTCAAAGGTTTCTCACTCTAAAGATTCAACTACGTCCCACCGACAGGACAACAAACGCCAACCGCTTATAGTCAATATATATTTCTCCATTAAAATAGGAGAGTAGTATAAAAACCACTCTCCGTAAAAATAAACATAAAAATAAGAATAACAATTATGCTATTCTTTTCAAATACCTACTTCTTAACATTTCTTCAATTTGTTTATATGTAAAATCCATACTAATTAATCCAGTTACAATGGTTTCAACTTCCTCAACTTGTTTTAATTCAGATTCATAAAATGTATCTCTGAGTGCATCGTTAGTTTTACACTTTCGTTCTTCTCGTAATTCTTTTGCTGTTTTTTGAAATAAAATCTTATAAATCATATTTGTATAATTTGGATATGCGAATTGCTTATGACGTGTATTTGGAATATATTTAGCAATAGCAGAAGTCATACGTTTTCTTTCAATTATTCCAACTTCTCTTTGAATAGCCCATGATTTTCTATCAAAATCAGTTTTTTCTTCAATGTTTAAAAGATAATTTCTAACTTTTGTTGCAAGCTCATTATTGGTTAAAATCATACCTATACGAAGTAATGATCTTTTTGGTAAAATAGTAAGACTAGACGCATAAGTGAAGGTAGGTTCAGATTGAACCTCACCTATTTCCTTTTTAAAAGTCTTTAAATCCTTACCTTTTAAAACTATCATACCGTCATTTTCAAATTCAGCTCTATTCCTTTTAATAATAGTTTTAATTGCCTCAAGTCCACATTCATAATAATTTGCAGCTTGACTTGTACTGATTACCATATCATTTGTTAAATACGGTACTACTTTCATTTTGTCGAGAAAATCATAAGAAACATTATTTATTGTTTCATCTCTTAATATTTTGCTCTCAACATATTTCATTGATTTGTCATTCTGATTTTTCACTGTTTTCATGAAAGAATCCTCCTTGTTTATTTTTTTATTACGATTGTTTCCCAATCTGGAAACGCCTTATTGTCTCGTATAGAGCGACTATTTTAGGCTTGGGGGTAGAATAATAGTCGTTCTACATTTATGAAGGAAACCTTTAAATATAATCGCAGAGTGAAATAATCACTCTATACGAAACAACAAAATTGCATAATAAAAGAGCCACCCACATCATCGTGAATGACTCTTTTACAACATTGAGTAAATCCATGCTTTCTTATTTGACTCAACAACATCACCAATAATTTTTGCGATTAAATAACTATTTGCAACTGAGAATATATCTCCATCAGTCATCAAACTTGCGGTAGGGAAATCTACATATAATATCACATCTTCATCTGTAATAATATTTCCATTTTCATCTAGTTTAATATTTGCTCCATTTCCACCAGAACAGGAGAGAAGCCTACTGGCGATAATATAAGATAATACATCCATTATTCTGTGCCTGTATCTTTCCAACCAAATGAAAACAGCATATAGATTTTCACTGTGCCTGATTCATTTCCTACAATAGCTTGACTTCCCATTGGAGCAGGAGATTCAAGACCAGGAATATTTGCAAAATCACCTGTTGCACCATGTTCCATAGTAGGAAGTTTTGCAATTTCTTCAATAGTATCTACGCAAAATGTTTTGATTGCTGAGTTTGGATCATTACCAACTTTTAATAGATTAGCTGCCACTATTTGACACCTCCTTATTTATCGTCTGAGATAGTTACATCCACTGTATATTCAATAGTTTTTACAACTTTAATATTTTCATGACCATACATTGCATCCAATCGAATAACTTCTGCTTTTAAATTTTCTAAATTATCTGCCTCGAATGGTGTAAATGTTTCCGTATTTGATGCAGCAGAAGTGGTCGTACCATATAATTGCCACAGTGTTTTACTATCATTATGTTTGATTAATATATTATACATTTTCGTATCTCCATTTTATTTTCGTATATTTTCGTTATTATATTTCTATAATATTTAGTGAGTGTAATAACCTCACTTTACAGGTGTGAAATCACCTGAATATAAATTTAATTTATATTATTTTTCGTATACAAAAAGAAGCCACCAATAAGGTGACTTCTTATAAATTTCAATATTAAGTTTCTATATATTTTATAATCCCTTGCAAAGATTCTTCCAGTAATTAAATCTTCCTTGAACAGACTGAGCAGAAGATGTGCCACTGGTGCAATACTGAACATATTCCATATTGTCACCATAACTATTTACAAATGCCTGCACAATATTTACAAATTCATCAAAGTCATTTTCATTCTTCACACATGTATATGCAGCATATAACATCATTGGAAGAGAAGTAGACTTGAGATTAAGTTTTTCTTCAAATTTTTCATCTAAGAATGCCAGAGCAGATTTCAATAAAATAATATCTTTTTCATCAACATGCTCATTGTACCATTCTACAAATGAATCAATATCTTTTGCTCTAAATGATGTGAAATCATTATCATCTGTAGTGTTAATCAACATAAGTGTCTGACGCACAATATCATTCGCAACATCTTTCTTTAACTGTGTTGGCGATAATACTTTTGCAAAGAATGGATGATTCGCAACATCAAAGATAATTGCACTAACTTCATCACTCTCTAATGATTTTCTCTTCTGAGTGTTTGATAATGGTTTACCACCATTCTGTCTACGGAACATCTCACGAATATCTTCATCTGTACAATCAGAAAAGATATACTGTATCATTTCATAGTCGTTAATTTTATCCTGGACAACTTCATCCAACTGTGAGAATTTCTTTCCTGCAATGTTATATACAGTGCCTTCGATTGCTACTGGTTTCAGCTTTTGACTTAATTTGAAGCCATCAGTTAAAAAATCTCTGATAGTTGTGCTGCGCTGAACACCGTCAAATACATATCTGATTTTATCTTCTTTCTCTTCTGAACGAATCGGATCAACAGGATAGTTGCGAAGCATTGAGTCGATTAATAAGCTCTGCTCATAATTTTTCCATTGTCCTTCTTTTCGCTGTAACTTATGGAACATATTGTATTTTCCATTTTTCATATCTCGTGCAAACGATTTGACAGTTTGTGTCTTTCTGTTAAACTCCATATACAACACCTCCAATTTTTGATATTTTTACATTATCACAATTGGAAAATATTGTAAAGGACAAGTTTACTTTAAGATAGGGCAGTAGTGAACTGCCCTTTCAGGAGAAGAGATCATATGAAAAGTTATGTCTCTGTGAAGAGTAAATATGAAGCAAGAAAAATATATAGAAAGATGGGTATTTGCCCGAAGCGGTTTGACAGTCCGATGTCGTGCGCTTGTTTCCATATAGGTGTGTTTGGTCTACACTACGGGCTTTGATGTGGGGGGTATTTTACATCAATCAGTAAATGCTTCATCAGACTCATCATTTTCATCATTACGAATAATATAATGATCTAAAGTTGTAGTGACTTGATTATGTCCTAGTAATTTCTGAGCTACCTCTGGTGCTTTATGCTGAAACACGACAAGGTTTGTAGCTCTTGATTCTCTGAACAGGTGGGGATGCACCCTACGTCCAACAATTTGTGTAAATAATCCTTGACACCAATTATTAAAAGTGCTTTCACTCACCTGTCTAACTTCTTTTCCATCTTTAGATTTAATTACAAACATATAAGGACAGTCATCTTCACCACGCACTTCAATCCATTTTTTCAACCATTGCATTGCATCATCACCGAATTTAAGTTTACGTGGTTTACCTACAAGAGATGCTCCTTTGCAACGAATAGTGTGAGTCAAATACTGTTTTGAAATAGTTTCATACTCATGTCCATCTTCATCAAGAACTTTGATTTTCTTTTCATTTGCAGAATAATCAATAACTTCCTTGAGTAATTGTCTAGCTTCTGCACGTCTACATCCTGTACTGTAAGAAAATGTAAGATATGCTAACATTTGCCATTCTTCACGTTTTTCAAGTTCTTGACATAAATTAATATACTCATCTGGTGTAAGTGGAACTTTTTCGTGAACATATCCAGTTTGTACTACTTTGAGCCCAATTGTGAAATTACGGAACGTAGGATATTCTTCCTCATACATCATCATTACATAATTACAAAATGTACTTACAGCAGATTTTTTAAATTTAATACCAGAATCAGAAAACCCTCGTTTAGTTAGCCAATTAAGATATTTTTGAAATTCTTTCTTTTTAATATCTGTAAAATTCTTGTCCTTGAGATTATCCCTAACCCAAGTAAAGAAAATCCTTAATCCCGATTTATATGCTGGCAAAGTTTTTACAGAAAGGTCAGCTTGATTATCAAGATAATCCTCAACCATTTCTCTATTAAATTCATTTACTGTTTGCCATTCTTCATCTGTTATTTCAACAGATCTATCTGCGATTTTACCATCCAATAATCTCACTTCCTTTCATAAATTTTTTATAAAAGAGACAGTATTAAAACTGTCTCTCTATGTACTTAATATTTATTTAGCCCAACTATCAAAATTTTCAATAATCCATTTGCGTCCTTTTTCAGTCCATTTCAAACAAGGTGCAGAATTATCGTTTTCATAACTCTGATAATCAGCATAATGTTCCGTTATGAGCCATGCGTAATCTGCACGTGGATTCCATACACCAGATTGCTTCCAGATGATTCCGTTTTTATTCATAATTTGATTTAATCTCATTGCACTTCTAAGACCTAAATCTTTTGCAATAATAGTCGTAGAAATTAAACCATCTTTGTTAAGAACATTATCATGATATTCTGCTTTTGGAATTAATGGGGCAGTAGCTTTAGCAACTTCTAATTCTGATAATTTCTTAGAAGCTACAACAGCATCTTGTCCACCTTTGTAAATTGATAATAATAAATTTGCCGTTAGTTGTTCATCAGAATTAATGATTTGTCTCATTGTAAAATATTCTCTTCTTAAATTCTTTCGGATTTCTTTTGCTTTATCAGTTCTCATGAATCCAACAAGTAAAACATATCCTTGTTCAGAAAGAAGATAACAATGTTTTTGTCGGTTACTGGTTACAAATCCTAAACCGATAGCGTCGGTTTTGAAATTATCATCACACAAATCAAGAATATCAACGCCAATCTCAAATTCATCATAATTTTGAATGATTAAATCTTGTATATCATTCATCCTTACACCATGAATTTCAGCTACAGTTCTTGCTAGTATGACTTTTTGATCTTCACCAAAGCCACCTTCTACAACAGGAATATCCATTCCCATAAATTTTTGAGTTCCATTAATTTTGATTTCGTTTTTCATTAAAAATTCCTCCAATAATACAATTGAAGGTAGAGATAAGCCTACGCTTGTAATTCTCTTTATTGGTCTAACTGACCAACCAGTTAATATTTACAGAGGTTCAGAGATAGGAGAATACCAACCATCCTATGTTTGCTCTTTGAGGGATTATCCATCCCACCCAATAATTAATTCTCCATTGAACAAAACAATCCAATGGATATAAAAAGAGTGCGTAAGCTATGACACCCACGCACTCTAAAAGGAGATCTATGTCCCTGATAAAGATAGATTACACTTTGAAAATACGACAAAGCATATGTAAAGTTTCAATATCTTCTTTAGGAAGAGTCACATTTACATATTCTTCATCATCCATATCACAATCTACGCAATCATGATGGCAACAACAATCATAACAATTGCCTAACTCTAAGTCATCTGCGAAATCATCATATTCATCGTCAACATTTTCTTTTAACTCAACAAAGTAAGTTTTAGCAGTTTCTACTTGTGGTAAAAGTGCTCTACTACATTCGTCAAGAATATAAGTTGCATCTGCTTCATTCAGAAGATAACCGTCTTTTCGTTTAGCAGGCTCAACCCAGATTTCAGGTATATCATGATTGCTGATTCTTGCACATAACGTAATTATAAATTCATCTTCATATCCATCAATCTCAGGATCATGAAAATTTATATTAGCAAGCTCATAATCATAGTCAGTAAGAAAATTAATGATTTTTCTTGCATTGTCATATTTTGCAAAGATTGAAATATCTACAGATTCATCTGACTTAGATGCATAATATCGTCTATTAAATTCGGAATCCATACATTCGCAAAATTCATAAATATCTTCAAAACAAATAGTTGGAATTTTATTCATATAATCACCCTCTTATTTTACGCATTTATAAGTTCTTTAAGTGCTTTTGCTGGTTTAAATTTAGGAACTTTGCATGCCGGAACCATGATTGCAGCCCCAGTCTGTGGATTCCTAGCCTGTCTTTCAGCTCTTTCAGCAACTTCAAATGTTCCAAATCCAACAAAAGAAACTTTTTCACCTTTTTTCATCTCTTCTGTAAGCACATCTAGGAAGATCCCTAGATAAAATTCCGCATCGTATTTATATACTTTTTTATCTTTATCGGATAATTCAATTGCTCGATTATGAACATGATCAATAAAATCTGTTTTTGTCATTTTTAAAACCTCTTTCTTCTCTATATTTATACTAAAATAGGAGAGTAGCGGTGTACTCTCCATGTCAATTAATCCAATTATAAATTGGTCTATACTAGAAAATATTCTAGTTCAATACTAATTCAAAATTACTTTGTGCGTTTCATCATGTCCGTAGATTTCGTGTATGCCGTATATGCTTACAGCAGCTTTACTACCTTTCATCAATGAATCAGAATATGGATCACTTCCTACAAATGATGGATTAATCAGCACTTCACAATCTGCACAACATCCTTCGCCAACAGTTATTTGTTTTCCTGCGTGATAATGTCCTAAGATTAAAATATCTACAAATTCTCTACGCATCATAGAAATATCTTTAATTGCTGATTCAATGTTTTTAATCTGATGTCCATGCATGGCAACAATATTATACCCATTGATACTAAATGCTACATATTGTTTTCCTTCTTCTGCAAGATAAACAGTAATACGATTGTTATTGGCACATAAATCTTTAATATAATTTCCAATCAAATATTCCATATCTTCATCCATTAACTCATTTGCTTTCGCACCTAATGCACGTATCTGTGTATGATTAGCCGATGGAGTATGATAATATTCAATCTGTACATAAGCAGATAATGTATTTAACATTTGTGCAATCAATCTACATATTTCAACACATGATTTTACGACTGTACTATCATTTATTTTTAGATCAGTTAAATGAATAAGTCCTTGCAATACATCACCTGTACATAAAACATGTAATTTATGTAGCTTATGTGATTTGATAAAATCAATCATATAAGATGTAAGATAGAATAATCTTTCTCTTGTGATTTCTGGTGAATAAATATTATTTTCGCTTACGAATGAAGCACCGTAATGCAAGTCGCTGAGATTTAGAATATATTCACGAGAACTATTGTCTTCATAACTTACAATATCTTCAAATTCTGGCAATGGTAATGTATTAATAACATTTCCAACATACTGATAGTACAACTCTTGCCGAGATTCACTTCTATCTAAACGATTTCTTTCAATATTAAGAGTTTGAAGTTTAATCTGCTCTTGACGACATTCTTTAATTTTCTTATCCAATTCAGCTAACTGTTTACTTGAATCTGAAAATTTCTTTCTATTTGCATCTAACATTTTATTAAATGATTGAAATTTTTTACGGTATGTAGATTCTCCATAATCTTGATTTAATAATGTATTCAAAATTACAGCAACATCATTCCATGATCCAATAGAATTCTTATCTGAACATACTCTATAAATTAATTCTTCTGGTGTTTCTCCGTCTAATCTTTTATATGACTTTATATCATCCACCACCCAACTTATTCTTCTTCTGGAAGTTCTACACTAATATTGAAGTTAATTGTTTCTGTTCCTTCTGGTAAGGCATCAATGACTTCTTGAGTAATGTTTTCACCTGTATCTGTATCAATAAGATTTAGGTCATGTAATGAAATATTTTTAAGCTGAATATTCTTCTTACGTGGGGTGGTTTTACTTTTAATTTCGTTAATCTTGATCATGTTTTCTTCTCCTTGAATCTATATATTTGCATAAAAATAGAAGAGTAGTGATAACCACTCTTCCTAGATAATTTCGTCTAAACTTTTAATAATTCTATCTGCTACTTTGTACTCGATAGCTTCTTTTGCAGATAAATACCAGTCATTTTCAAAGTTTTCATAGAATATATCTTCTGGTATATTTGTTCTGGATAATACAAATTTACCAAGTTCATCAATTTGTCTTTGATAATTTAAAATAGCAGCAACTACATCATTATAAGAACCACTAAATTGTCCTGCTCCTTTATGAATGAGGAATTCAGCAGAAGGTAGAGTTAGTCGTTCATGACAAGCAAGATAAATAAAACATCCACTTGAAGCCGCCATACCGACATTTACTCCAACGACAGGAGTTTGACTAAGTGAGATTGTATCAACAAGACAATTATTTACTTCTAAATCTCCACCAGGACTAAAGAATACAACTTTAATTTTAGTACGCTCATTAATAGGAATATTCTTTTGTTTATCTTCAAAATTCCATTGCATAATCATTTTTGCGTATTCCAATGTCATAGTAGTAATCTCATCGTCAATCCAGATTATTCTATTTTCGTAATTTTTATAAAATTGAAGTAGAGATGGATCTGGTAATTGAAGGTTTTCTGCATTTTGTGGAATAGCAATATCAAGATATGCTGTATCTGCTTTTTTTTTATTTGTCATAGGCTGTAATACCTCGATTTTCGTAATATTTTTATAATGTAAATTTTAAACTTGAGTTAGCAATTACAACTCTTGTTGACTTACATTGTTTCTCCAATTCTTTTTCCAGAGCAATTTTTAAAGTTTCCTTTGCTTGTTTAGAACCATGATGTAAGACAATCTTTTGACTATTAATTTTTGTATAGTCATCTATCAGTTGCCAGAATGGTGCGTGTCCACTCATTGATTTTAATGAATAAGAAGCACATCTACATGGATATTCTTTTTGATCAATGGTAACAGATTTTCGTTTATTATCCTTCAAAAGTGAAGCAAGGCTTCCATCTGTACTGAACCCCACAAAGAGCATCGTAGCATTAGAATTTGGAATACATTTTTTTAAATGATGTCTTATCCTGCCGACCATGCACATTCCACTGGTTGACAAAATTACACAAGGTTCATTACTTTGTACAAGTGCTTTACTGTCTTCGGATTCTTTTACAAAAGTAAACATCTTATCTTGAATCATTTCATCAAAAAGTTTTTTATCTTCACCTGTTAAGCATTCTTCATAATCATCAAAAATTTTAATAGACAATGGTGAATCTATATATACTTTTGGTTTCCATTGAGAATCTTTATACATTTCATAAATCATCAGCACAAGTTGTTGAAGTCTTGATTGCGCAAAACTTGGGATAACAACCCGTCCTTTCATTTCATGAACTTGTGTTTCTATAATTGCTTTAAATTTTTCTAAATCATTTTTTCGTTCTTTAAGTCCAGTTTTTAAATCTGGTCTATCTCCGTATGTTGATTCTCCAATAACAACATCAGCATAATCTACTTGTTGATATTCACCAACAAATCTATTATGAATTATCTTATTTCCTAAATCTCCTGTAACTAAACAGGTTTTTGTTAGTCCATCAACAGTAAAATATAATTTCACTTGACAACTTCCAAGAAGATGACCACTTGGAATTAATTCAAAAGCTAATTCATCATCAATGATAATTTTTTCATTTGTTGGTTTCTCTAGTGTATATTCCAACATTTTATTTACATCTTCTATAGAATAAAGTGGAGAATAATTCTTATTATTCTGAGAATTGATAACCAATATGTCTCTTTCACTAATTAAAGCAGAATCAATTGCCATATCTTTCAAAACTTGCTTTGATCCTTCTGAAACAATAGTGGCAGCTCTACATCCTTCTTTATATAATTTCGGTAATAACAAACAGTGATCTCCATGATTATGAGTAATAAATACAAAATCAATGTCCTTTGGTTTAAATTCTTTATATTTACGATTGTTTACCAAAAAATCTTTATACTTGTCATTTGTCTGATGTAAGCCACAATCAACTAAAATTCGATGATTCTGTGTTGAAATATAAATAAGACTCCCTGTAACATCTTCTGATGATGGTGAGTCTACAAATGATATTTTAACACTGTTTTTCTTTTTCTTTCCGATGGTAACTTACCACCTTTCCTATATATTTTGTCTTTCTTTCCTGTCATTTATATTCCACAACACTTAATCCATTATGGTAATCATCTAATGCCTTATTAATAGCATTACATTCTCTATAGTAGTATTTATTCTTACCACTATATGTCTTAAAAATGTCTTCATGGAACTTAAACCCTTTCTTCATAAGGTATTCCATTTCTTTTTTACTAATTGCTTTTATAACAATTCACGTCCTTTTCATTTATTTCTCCAAGTAGGAGAGTAATAGCAGAGATAGGATTTGAACCTATGACCTTCTGGGCATGAGCCAGACGAGCTTCCAAGCTGCTCCACTCTGCGTTATTTTTTATAAACAGAAAATCAGCGATAGCACCGTTAAAAGAAAGGGGAAACAACAGTGCAACCGCCGATTACTATACCAACATATTTTCTATTCAGATATTCATAGCAGACTAAGATTTCTCCATAATCTCAACCAATTTAATAAAATATTGTACAAAAATTGCACAAAATCTTTTAATTTCATCTGAAACACAAATGTTTCGATTGAATTTGAATAATTCGTTCCTTTATATGTTTAGGCTTTTCGCCCGATATCTTCTTTTAAGAATTAATTATTAACGAAACGTATATTGTTTTATCGAATTGACAAATTGTTGAAATATCGAAATAATGAAATCTTGCATTTTCGCATTAATGAAACGTAATCTTGATTAACGAATCATCTTGAATTTTCCAATGTTAAGTATAAATTATACTTACCCAATAATATCTATAATAATATGTATGACATAATCTTTTTAGATTTTAATTATGACAATTCTGGTATTATCATCTTACCTCGCAGCATCACAGTTCATCTGCATCTGAACCGATTGACCATCACGAATCAATCTTAGTCTCTTGTGAATATCCAAATAGAAGAGTAGTGGTGAATTTTACTTCACCACAATATCCTCAAGTGTGTCATTCATGTCATACTTAGGTTCATGTTGTACAAGAGTAGTAAGCTCAAGCTGATCAAGTTTAGTTGAAACTTCATCTGTCTCTTTCGCTAACTTCTTCGCAAGTGCTTTAACTACATTTCTATCATAGTCAAGTTTAGTAACTTCTTTGATAGTGTATGTATAAGCAACCTGCTCCTGGTTGACATTGAATCTATAATCTCGACCTTGCTTTTCAGTCTCAGTAGCTTTTCTACCAGCCATTGTCTTGAAGACTTTAGCAAGGCTCTGTTTTGTTTTATTCATAGCATAAGAAGAATCCAAATCAATCTCAGTATTTTTCTTAGCTTCTGCGATAGCATCAGACAACTTTTGCTTTTCTTGAATTGCATCCATTAGGAAATCAACTAATTGAATTGGTGTGAAATCTACATTATAAGATTTTGGAACTTCCAAATCATCATCAGTTGCTTCTGGATTAGCTTTGCTTTTCATATGTTTTTGAGTAGTTGTCATGACAAATGATCCACTTCCAAGATATGTCTGTGCATTGCTAATAAGGTTTGTAAGAAAGTTCTGATAGCGATATGCTTCTTTTAAAATCATGTACTGATTCTCCTTTTTAACTAATCATTTAATTATTTTGTTTCAGGGCAGATAATACTACGTCTGCCCCTAGTATACTTTTAAACTTGCAAGTCCATATTTAATTACACGCATTGGCAATAGCGTGGAAGCCTACTCACACAATTTTGCGTTTTCTCTCTCCATATTACACCCTATAAGTATAGCTTAAAAATTCAATAAAATAGACACTTCCAGGCGTTTTTAACAATTTAATCGTGTAATTTTGGTGCATTATTCACAAGAAAAATTAGCTAAAAATCTATTTTTGTCAATTTTGTACAATAGATTCAATATTTTTCTTTTGTGTTTTTCTGGATTATATGTTCTGGATTTAGAAGCACCTTTTTCAGAACTTAGTCCAAGTGCAAGCTCTATAAGTCTATTTATAGTAACAATGTTTTTGATTTTCATTTTAGATAATTCATTTATAATTTCTTCATTTTTCTCAATTATAAATTTTACATATTCATCATTGTTTTTTGAATTAGCTTTTACAATTTTAATACATGAATCATAATCTTCAATTATTTTCATTATTTTTGTCATTTGTCTTCTATTTGCATCGCCTGACATTTTAATAAAAAACTTAGAAGTTTCATATGCATCAGAAGTAGTAGCATGCTGTATTTTATCAAGCCATTTTTCAAGCCAATTCATAGGACATAATAAATTATCATTGATGCGATTTTTTAATTTGTTTTTTGATTCATTTATTTCTTCTTGAGGTAGTTCTTTTCCATCTTTAGTATATTTGATCTCTCTTGTGTATTTCATAAATTCTGGAAAATCACATTTTTGATATTTTGATTTACCAGTCGAAGTATATCCTATTAATTTTTTCATAGACATACATTGAAGCTTACTTATACGATCAATTTCTTTATTACTATCAATTTCATATTCTCGTTTACATCCATCAATAATAACTTGCGCAAGAACTGATAGAATAATAAAATTATCATATAATTCTTTTAAACGTGATTTATCTGGATCTTCTTTATGCTTTTCCGTCCAATAATACGTCATTGCCAATTGCGCTAGGTTGCTTGAATATCCAATTCCCATACGTGATTTTGAAAACTTATTATCCATCGCGGCATAATCTTTTTTACTATTTGTATATGTGATTCCAGATTCTTTTAAAGCATTTACAATAGTCGGGAAATTTTCATAACATTCTTTTGCACATCTCACAATTGTTGGCTGATTTGTAACTAACATAAAATCCGAATCTTCATCCATCCCGTTAGCTCTATCTTGAATATCAGTACGAATACAATTTATAGCAATAATGTTTTTGCTAAATGGAAAATATTTTTCCATTTCATTAGAATATACATTATGTAAATAACAAACATTATTTGGGGAATTATGTGGATTACGAAATGCTGCTAGATACTCATTGTTGCCAAAACGTTTTGTATAACATTGTATAGTTCCAAATTCTTGACTAAAGCAAGGATCTTTTTCAAAATTTTCACCAACCGAATAAAGTAGTAATGCATATGGATTACCACATACAGTAAGATTATCACCGTTTACCATAATCTTTCCTTTTCTCATACGAAAAACATATTGCTTAATAATTTCTTTTTTTTCATATCTAAAAAATTTACTATTTCCAAAATTATGGTTTTGTGCATATAAATCAGCTAACATTTCATAATGATTTACTTCATTTGCGTTTTTTCTAAGAAACTTTTCAAACTCATCATTATTTTGTTTTAGTGTTTCTATATAATCAATGCTTATTTTTGCAATATCTTTAACATCATCACTTGTACAAGGAAGGGTATTTATCATTTGATAACTAAGTTGTTGATATTCTCCAAGTTTACTTGGGTGGTCTGTTTTTACAATTCCCCAAACATTTTTATCTGCACGAATTTTAGCACACCAATATTCATATGCTTCTGTTAAGTTATTCCCCATTAAATCCGCAAATTTTTTCCATTTAATTGCATTATCAGTAGTAATCATTTTAATATCTTTTAGATAATGCCATTTGCCAAACATATCTTGAACTCTGTATGTATTATAATCATGTCCATTTTCTCTACACCATTGTTGAAAAAATAATTGTAAATATGCTTTAAAACTACATGCTTTAAACAAATGTTGTCTCAATAATGCCATTCCATTAACAAAAGAAGGAAGTTTTAAATATTTAGCATCAGCTTCAATTAATGCCATTCCATCCCAAATAGTGTTTTTTACTTCTCGTTCTTCTTTTGACACAATACATTTCTTTTGAGTCTTTTTATTTTTATCAACATATTCTTCAGCTTTTACCACATTTGCAATTGTTTTAAAAAATGAATCTTGATCTTTTAAAATTAAAATATCTTCAACCGGAATATAAATTGTTCCAACAATAGTAGATGTAGTGAGAGGTGCATATGCTGACATTTCCACAATTTTTGCATTATCATATTGCATTTTCTTACCAAGTCCAATTGTTAACCAATCATAAGCAATATCATATAATTTACTATTAATAAAAATTACTTGTCCCAATTTAGCTTTTGCACTTGTCCGAAATAACATTTCATAATGAATTGTTTCCTCTTCAATAGTTTCATTATGTGATTTTCGTCTATAAGTTACATCAACACCATTTTCATAAAAATATTCACGAATTTCATCACGTTTTTTAGGGGAATATAAATCTTTTTGAGACTCTACTTTTTGAAGTGTATTTTTTATTCGTTCTTTAGAAATGTCATCAGAATTTTTGAATAATTTTTCAAGTCGTTGTTTTTCTTCTTCATATGAGCGACTGCCGAATTCATAATCTAAACAAATAATATCACGTGTGCTTTCATTTTTTTTATTTTTACTTTTATGAATTTTCAACCCATTATTTTTAAGAAAAAAACTAAATAAACTATTATTTAACATTGCATCAGTATATGTAAAATAATCTCTAATTCCTAAGTTTACATCATATAACATACCTGCACTTATATTTTTTATCTTAATTCCATATTCACTAATGGCAACTCACCCCCAATTAATAATCCACTTCTGGGAGATTTACCGCCCATTCAAATAAAGACTTTGCTTCGTCACAAATAATGCTAAAATCTTTGTCCGTAGATTCATAATGATTTTTATCAAATGCTCTTGTGGGGCGAATACAAATTCCAACTTCTGTATTTTTATCAATTGAAAATCCTTCTGGTAAATTCGGTAATTCAACCCATTCTTCAAACCATAAATATCCACTAGAAGGACTATGATAATAATGACCAGAACAACAAAACTTGGTTGTATACCCTTTTTCATTCAAAATTTTAATTATTGGTAACATTAATTCATCTACTTCATACATTGATCCATTGCATCCTGCTTTAGGACAAGGCATATCATACGCACTATATAAATCAGTTCTTAATAAAGAGCTATCGTAAATTTCTCCACAATCGTTACAATAATATTTACTTCCCATTTTAATTTTCCTCCATAATTCCAATCTCATAATTTAACCATTCAGCTAAGTCATTCTTTCCGTCAATACATTCCCAATGAGCATAATCACCATCATTCATTATAAATTCTTCTCCATTGTAAATTCCATTACCGCAAATAGAGCAGTAGTGAGTTACATTCTCAGGAATATAGTTAGGACACGTTGACGGACAATAACTCATGTGGCAACCTGCACATACCATTAAGCAACACATCCTTTCTCTAACTTTTCATATGAATAACCATCATTTGTTGTATAATATATTTCTCTAATTCCAAGATCCTTTATCGCTTGCATACAGCTTGCACAAGGTCTAGCCATTCCACACACAATATCTTTTCTAGTGCGATATATGTACAACTTGACTTTTGAAAAATTAATATTCAAATGTTTCAGTTGATTTATGCAATTGATTTCTGCGTGGAGTTTTGGTAGAAGTGATTCAGAATTATCAAAATCGTTGTCATCTATTCTGTATCGGTTATAATACTTCTGGGTGGGATGGGTTTTATTTGTATTACAACCAATTCCAATAATTCGATTTTGATAAACAGCGATACATCCGATATGTACCTTTGGAAAATCAGACACCTGTGCAATCTGCTTGGCTTTTGAGAAATATTTGTAATCCATTTTTCTCATGATATTTTCCTTATTTAATTATTCTCAATATATATTGATAAATTTTGGGTAAATTTCGATTTTAAGTTGTAGGTGGAACAACTTAACCATAGATACCGTAGAATTGAAATTTGACTATCATTTCTTTATAATTTTACAATAAACTGAACATAAGAGAGTAGTGGTATACACTATTTCTTTTTAGACTCACGATATTTCTTCAAATTCTGTATCAATTTTTCCTTTTGCTCTTCTGTTAATACTTTTTTGGGTTTGTTTGGATCAGGTATAGAACCAGGATTTATTTTTACCCATTTAAGAGGAAATTTCACACAAATACTACCATCTTTATTTTCTTTAAAGTATTTAATCTCATCTTTTCTTTCAGCGTAAATTTTCTTCAAACGAGTGATATGTTTCCTGTTTGTAAAAGTTGCAACGGCATATCGTTCACCAGATAAGAACTCAATACAATTTTCATTATTGTTATCAAAATTTCTTTCAACCATCATTTTTTCTCTCTTTCTTTACTAATAATATTTTTATGGCATTGTTCATCGAATCGCCAATCGGATGCAATTTTTTCTGCAATTCTTGATTGTTTTTGATTATTTCCTCTTGACATAATGAAATCCGCATCGTTTAACCAACCACTATATCCTCTATGTAATTCTTCTCTACTTGGCATAGTATAATATTTGTTATAGCTTTTGTTATAGCTGTATTCATGGTTTTTTCTGTTTTCTGTTTCTGTCATATTTAATGTTCTCCTTTGATTTAAAATTCATAATTGCATCACTCCTTTTTGTGATACTGGTTAATAGTTATATATGTATATTCTCTTTTTTATTTATTCAATCATGTGTATCATCAACGTCCTTTCTATCCGTCAAATTTATTTCACATCCTTACCTGTTAATTCTCCAAATGAATCTACATTATATACTTCTAGCATCTTTAAAATAGCCCATTCAATTTCTTGTTCATATCCTTCTTTATTAAGTACATAGATATTTGGAACATTTTGTGGTGGCTTTTTAGGATCTGGTTGTATACTACCTACTTCTCTTTTTATCAAAAGAGGTTTTTGGTTTTCGCTAGAAGAAGTTAAACATTGAATACATTGATTTAATGTATCTTTTGAAATTGCCAATTCTTTTGCCATACTTTCCATGCTGCGAAAAAATGCTTCTGGTTTAGATTTAGGATTACTTATTGTTTCTTCATTATTTTTATTTTTTGGACGAATAAAAATATAAGAATTGATATAAAGGAATGCCATTAATATATTCTCTTTATTAATACTTGATTCACTCATCATTATGAAGTCAAGCTGCGAAGATGTAATTTTTGAGAATTTATCTGTTGCGTCAAAATTCTCTGGTATAATATCCATTTGAATACATTCATTATATCCAATACTATGAATATCAAAATCAGAAGTAATATTAATCATGTTACTTTCATGTAAAAACAATAAACATTTGATTATTTCAAAAAATATTTTAGGTTTGTGTTTTGTTTGTTTATATTTACATAAATTGAATATCTCTGAAATCACAATATATGATTGATCTTCATAACTTCTATGTTTATCAATTAAGATATATATAAGATAAAAAATTCTATGTAAATGATATTTCTTTTTAATGTCTACCTGAATAAAGCTATTTGGAACTCTGGTAAAATATTCTTTGTGTTTATTCTCAACATATGGATTGTTTATTGGAACAATATCATCAAAATCAAATTGAAACGCTATACCCAAATTAAAATTAGAATTATTATATCCTTTCAATACTGAATCATATTTTAATATATAAAACTTCTCTAAAGTTCTTGCTTCTTTGTAACTGATATTTTCTTTTATAATTTCATGTGAAAATCCATCATTCCATCCATATTTCTGAATATCTTTATAAAATTTTTTGTTTTCTCTATATCCATTACCATTACTCCATCTTTCTTTTTCTGCTTGTTGAGTAATCCCAACATATTTTTTTCCATTAACTAAATTTGTATGTATATATACTTTGTAATTGTTTATAATATTCACCTTCCTTTTGACTTGGGCATATTATACGAGCGTTCAGTTTACGACACCTGGGTGCTGTATGATTTTCAATTTTAGAAATTAGACATCAACTGGATGTCCTAAACTGAACAGAAAGAAGATATACTACTTTTTAATAAGACAGACTAAATATATTTTATTTATTCATTACATTCATAAATAAAATATATTTAAAAAACCACATCTTGCTTGTATTATTGTGTAATCTCAACATCATCTTCATATATTCCTTTTTGTATATTCTCTCTTTGCTGGATATAAGTCTTAATACATTTTTCAATCTCTGGTTTATCAGACTCTCTTAACAGAGAGCCGATAATTGATAGTATTAGTAGATTCTCTGAATGGATTAAATCAGCATAATTGTAAATCTTGTTTAGTTTCTTTTCTAAATCGGTCATATGTATTATTTCTCTCTTCTTTCTTTTAGAATATCTTCACATACTTGAATAGCCATTATGAAATAGCCAGTGTTACATTTTGGATTTACTTTGCATTTCTTGAAATACGTTTTCCATTCCATGATGATATCAGTTGATTGGTTTGCTAAGTTTTTCAGTAATCTATTATATTTTGGACTGCGATTTTCAATTGTAATGGTCTTAGTGGACATTTATGTGTTTCTCCCTTCAAATTGATTTTTGGTGTATTTTTTATTTATTCTCACAAAGGATAATTATTTTGTGTCAAAAATTGTTGACACTACAAGTTTCTTTTTATGTGTTGTTAAATTTTTCGGTTGCTGCTAATATTAAGTTTCCTATAATGGTTGATCTCTTTTATTTATGAAATTTCTTATTTGTATTGTTTTTTATCGGCAATAATTTTTAAGCAGCTCATTTCTTCTTTGTTATTACTTCTCTGTTTTGTAGAATTATTTTGTGTTATATATGAGTTAAATATCTTTTCAGATATTATCTTCTTATATAAATTCTCCATATCGGATTTATAATCGTATACTTTATATTCATTAGGATATGGTAAAAGTGTGTATACATATGGATAGGGAGTAAATCTTATATTTTGTGAACAATCCATAAATGTTTCTGTAAAACTAAGTAATTCTCTAAGAGATTTTCCATTTCCTCTTGAAATGTAGTAATAATAATTATTAATTAACGGTGATATATAAATTCTTTTATCGGAAAGATATTTATTTGTTATATCTGTTATTTTTGATAATGTTGCCGATGAGAGAATACTGTTACTTTTATGATGATTGAATATTCCATAGAAATGTCGTGAATCAAATTCAATATATCCATCAGATGTATGTACTCTCCAATAATCGCAATCTAAATCTTTGTGTTTATTTCTTATATAAGTGGAATATGAGATGATTGGTTTATTAATTGGTAAACAGAATAATGGTGATGTTAATGTGTTAATTTCTGGATATGTCATTTGTGTAATCTCCTTAGTAGTATTTTACTTGGCTTAAAATATTAATTAAAATTAAATATCGTATAAGATGTTTAATATGGTTATCTAATTCTTGCTTATAGTGATGATAAGAATAGTTTTCTGTTACTAATGGATATATCAGTAACATTGGATCAATATATAATCCGTTTTCATAAAAGTAATATTCTGTTTCACATTGAATAAAAGTTTTAGTTTCTTGCGTAATCATTTGCAAAATCTCCTTTTTATTTTGATAATAATTATTTCTCTCTTTGTAGATTGAAATATTTGGTTTGTATGTTACAGGGTATAGATTCTCCATTTGAAATAAATAGGATCTATTTTTAGTCGGTGAAAATTTTGGAATAGGTGGGATATGAGAGTAGTGATTTTTTGTGAATGTAAAAGTATCCCCCACTTATCTTTTTATCTAATATTCTCTGTTTGAGATGCTGCTTGAGATTTTTATTCTAGATTATATGATGTAGACTTAATTTGAAAATTGTAATGTGCAGATGCTAAGTTGTTCAGGTGAAAGTAGTTGTGATGTCTATTTTAAGTTGTACATTAAGATAGTGAGCATAGAATTGATTTTAGAGTTGCAGATGATATGAGATTAATATGAAATTGAAATGATTGTATCTTGAAGTGTCACTTTGGCATTTCAAAATTTTTTGTGATGTATTTTTGAATGAATTTTTGTGATTAGAATTGTGTGAAAGTTTGACACAATTTAGATGGGTATTTCCTGATGATGTGAGATTATGGACTTCGAGATAGGTATTTTGGATGGTGATTTTGATTGAGATGGGAGAGTGATGTGCGCTTTTAATAGGAAGTGATTGCTACGTTTTGGGTAGATGTGGCAAGGGAATTCGGGATATTGCAGGATTAAGATAGAGTGAATTATTTGGAATTGTGTGTAGATTAAATTTGTTATGTAATGGTATCACTTCGAGAGGACTTCGTAAATTGTTAGATTTTGCAAGGGATATTGTGATTTGGAGCAGGTAATTTTGGGTAAAAATTGGTGATTTAGAATTGTCAGAAAATTTATTTTATGTTGATATGTAAGGGTGCGGTCGAACTCTGTCTCGAACTAATTTTGATTATTTTGGTGAATTGTGCGTAGATTTGGTGCAATTTGTGAGGTGGTATGAGGGTGAGAAATTTTTTGTTGCTGGTGGTGAGTGTAGAGTGATGGATTACCAGTTTTGATTTTTGGACGAGTAGTGTGAGTTGAACTCATCAGGGAATATGACATTATCATATTAAAATTATAAATGTAAACTATCCCCCGTTACACTGGTATACATTCTAAAACAGGATCAAAAATGGATTAAAATAGTAAACTATGCAATCCCCGAAAAGCCTTGCTATTGTTGAATAAAACTAACTTTTGCACTTTTGTGGGAAGTGTAAAAAGTCAAGTTTTGTTATTATTTGACTTTTTTGAATAGGGATAAAACATGGGGCGGTACATCAGACAAAAATTTTTGTGATGAAACTAAAATTTTATCGGGTATCTGGATAGGATCATGGGACGGGAGATTTTAATTGTATAGACAATTATAAATATTATTATAGTATACTCGAAAAAAGAAAAAGTGAGAAAATAAGAGAAAACAAGAGAAAATGAGCGAAAAAACGTGATTAAATGACTATTGGTCAATTCAGTTCGTTGTGTTGGATTTCCAACAAAAAATTCGATTACAAGATTGTAACACAAAAGTGTAACACAAACTTATATCACCACTTGCGTCGCAAAAATATAACAAAATAGACTAATACACTCCACTTTATCATCAAAAACAGCGGTAAAAATGGGATAGCACACCACTACAAAATAATACACAAATGTAACACAAAAATTGTAACACACTTTAATAACACAAAAATCTGGACGAAATAAAACCATCTGGACGCACAACAGCAAACAAGATCACATCCCCAAATACAATATAAAATTATATCAACATAACACAATGCACCTACACAACACCATCAAACAACTACACCATAAACCCACAATAATATACATCATAATATACATTATATATATATATATATATCACATAATACATTACATATAACTTACAATATACATACATGATACACCATACATTACACGCTCATATACCACATAATATTACTATTATAATACATCTGATATACCATACAATATACTCCAATATATACTCACATAATCTAACATAATACCACATAAACAACGCACAATATAACCACATCTAACCACACCACATTATATAATCTGTATCCTATAAAACCATTGTAAATAAGCACATTCTAGCACTATCCAGACATTTAAAAAACACAAGATCAAGACTCAAAACAAGACATAAAATACCACATAAAAACAGACAAAATTATCACATATTCACATCAAAAACCACACGCCAAACAGATAAAAATACATCACATTTCAATTACATTTTAGATAAAAATACTCACACTTTACCGCAATATTTCACCCATTCCAACACACAAAAGCAACGCTATTCTATACAAATTTTTGCATAAAAACACATTACAAATAATGTATAAATATACAATATTCTTGCATAAAATAGCACACATTTTGACATAAAAATACACTCAAAAATGTATTAAAATGATACAAAAATATCATCATGCTGCACGTTTTAAACAGTCCAGATGTAGCCTTTTCTGTACATCCTATCTTAAAAACAACCTTGTAAAACGCTATATAAACGACTTTAGGCACACTATCCGATATAATTATCATATAAGCATCAAAACCGCTTAAAACGCATTCTACACGCTTACAAGGCTATCTGTACATTTTACGCATGATAACAGGTTATGCAGATCACAATGATTGATAAAGGGTTACTTCCTATTATATGCGGTTAATACAACTGTTTTATCTTTGACAACATAGTATCTATATAACTATCTAATTCATTGTAGTTTCTTCCATACCATAATAAATGTGCTATAAAATCTATTTCAATATCTGCACATCTACCATTATTCAAAGCGTTATATACGTCTTCCTTATTAACTCTATATCTTCCATTTGATAACTTTTGATTATACTGTATATTATTATATCTAAGCATATTAAGACATCTTGACACGTTACCAGATACAACAAAACATTTATATATTATATCTGTCATGTTATCAGTATCAGTTATAAACAAGCATTTCTTTATTATGTGGCGTATATACTCTATAAATAAATCATCATATAAATAACGTATATTTCCATTATCAAACAACTTTAAAGCATCATAATAGTTTATGTCTCTTAAATGTTCTATGTGCTCTTTTGTTATTTTATCGTCTATCATATATTTATTTATAACCTTTTCTGTCAAGATCATCCTGTATTAGCTTCTTGATATATACGCTCATTGGTATGTTATTATCTTTTGCATACCGTTTCATTCTTGCACATTCTTCCGTTTCTTCTGGTGTATATTTAAGTTTTACAACTGTACATCTATCATTATAATCTTTTTGTGATTTTGGGCTATATGCCATAATTCTTACACCTTCCTTTATTTATTATATGTAATAATTCTCTTTTCATTTTTGGTGTAAGAGTAGTATTACATATTAACATTATAGCTTTATCTTGTCAACTTTTCTATGGTCATTTGTATATATTATACTAATAGGGTACCCTATACAAATATGTAAATTATACACAATTCACAAACATAAAAAATCATAGGGTAACCTATTGACTAATAGGGTACCCTATGTTATAGTAATACCATCAACAGAGGGAGACGAGTTGATACATAAAACTTCATATTGTGACAAGCGGAGTCGTTACCGCTTGTGAGGTAAAGCGAAATAATTCGTGAGATCTCTAGTTAATAGCTATGAGCCGTGTAGTATCCCGTGAGGGCGCGTCGAGTTTGAAAAAGTAGATACCTCAAGTCTAACGACATCTGGTTAGCTTTAATCGGATATCTCAAAAGATTTTTAAAATCTTAAAAAGCAATTGCAACAAAAAGTTTTATCTATTTCTTTTCAAAAAAAAACAGATTTTTGATTCTGGTAATACATAAACTAAATCCAGACAAGAGAAGTCTTGTAAAATACAGAGCAACAAAGTATAAACTGCTATAAAGTTTCTTGCAAGGGTTGCGATACTGACAAGATAGCAAGTAAATAAAAAGTCTAACCAAAAGCCCATGTGAACAGGGTAACAATAACAAAAAGTTCAGTTGTCCGTATCTGATCAAAAAACGGGGAAAGATGCAAAACAAAGACCTAAGATTTTGTTTAGACTGAAATAGTTTGAAAGGTAACATCTATCAATGATACATAAAACTTTCCGATAACATACAATCGTTAAAAGCGGATGACTGCCGAAATAGTTAATTCTTGTAAATGTGGTTGATTCTATATCATAAAGCATTTACTTTTTTGTTTTACTTAGGTTGCAAGGCATTATCAACAAGCAAAGTTATTTGAAAGACGGGCAAAAGCGTAAGACCCGTGGCGGTGAGTAGTAGTCAAGTATAAATAATTTCTAATGTTGAATTATAATGGCTTGCAAAAATGAGAACAAAAAGAGAATAAACAATATATAACAGGAGGTATAACAATGACAAAAACAAAGATAACCGCTCACACATATGTATGTGAGCTACCCGAAACAATTCAGAATCAGATATTCCAGGAGTGTGAAGCTACATTTAAAAGCCTTGCATTCCCTGTTGATATTGAAGCAGAACTCGACAACGTAAAAGGTTGTAAGATGTGTGACTTAGAGGACACGATAAACGTACAGAAATATTATACAAAATGAAATCCATGTTTTAAGTATAGAGAAAGGAATGTAAAAAAATGTTTGTTAATGATTTAAATTATGGTTATACGCCTGAATGGTGTTACGAAGAATATGATATAGAACCTTATAAAGGGTATCGAATTACAAGACAATTTCAGAGACCATGTAGCTTATATGCAAATAGAACTGTATACAGTGCTTATAATAAAGACAATCATTATCTTTTTAGTACAATATCATTGCAAGAGCTTAAAGAATGGATAGATGAAGAAATAGAAGAAAATTCCTTATAGGCAGTAACATAGCACACAAGCGTTATTTACTTGTGTGCTTTTTAGTACCTATAAACAGAGAACTATAGAAAGGAAGATGCAACAATGCTCAAAAAGTTATTCAGAAGTCGTAAAAATCCTTATACGACAGCTATCAGAAAAGACATTGCAGAAATTAAAGCAATGTCAAAATCTTATGAGGAAACACGTAAACAGGTTTTAAAGAACGTTGAAACAATCAACGTTTTGATGGGGAGGTAAACAATGAAAAGAAATCTAGCTTATATTATTGGTGAAAAGGATGGAAAACTTCTCACCGCTACAGAATCAGAAATTATCAACAACGCATTACAACAGGAAAAAGATGGAGTTAATCCACACTTTGCATTTTATGACTATAAGAATCAACGTCCTGTTACTAATAAGGGTTGGCGTGTATGGTCAAGTATCAATCATGGTTGTGGCGTGGTTTACCGCCGTAATGATGGGAAAATGGTAATTGTAACAGGTGTGCAAGGCGATTTTGCATATATGTTATAGAAATAAGGACTTTACAAACAACACTAATACATAGAAAGAATGAGGGAAAATATTATGATGAATTATAACTATTTAGAAAATATGGTAGAGGATGTAAAAGAGTATATTAAAAATGAGATTGACTTTTCTGAATATGAGGACATGGACGAATTAAGAGAATCTTTAAATGATGATTTATGGACAGAAGATAGCGTAACAGGAAATGCAAGCGGAAGTTATACATTTAACCGTGAAACTGCTAAAGAATATGTTGATGAAAATAAAGATCTTGTTAATGATATGATGGAAGAATTTGATTGCAAAGAAAAGGTTGCTAATTGGTGGATAGAGGATAACTACGAAGCTATTGACGTATCAATCAGATGTTATCTTTTAAGACAGGCAATAGATGAGGCGTTAAACGATTTTACAGAAGAATTTGAGAAAACACACGAAGTATAAAGAAAGGTTAAAAGGTGGAAATTATGACATATACAGAATTTAGAAATACATATAAGGCACTCTTAAAGAAATATCCAGAAATTTCAGAGCTTTATGGAACTGAAAACAGATATAAAATCATGGAAACAAAAACAGAATACAATAAAGTTGGTTCACGTTGGAAAGAAACCGAAAAGACAGAGAAAGAAACAACTATAGAATTTTATTGCAACGTGTTTGATGCTGTCCCATTCTTTAAAAATTTAGGTGGTTATGAGCGTGTAGAAATGAAATATACAATTGCCGGATATATTCCCACTGTATCAACTAGCATTTCACCAGACAAGGAAAAGAAAGTTATTCGTAAATATACAATTGATAGACGTTAAAAAGCTTTATAATCACTAAATAGGGCATGAATGGAAATTATATCATTCGTGCCTTTTATAGTGCTTATAATGGCAAACAATACAACAAGAAAAGAGGGAAACTATTATGGAAAAGATTTACGGAACTAGAAGTTATTGGAAAGCGGTATTTAAACAGGAACGCAAGCGGAAAGTTAAAACAGCACTTACATATATTTGCGCTTTCTTCTTATTTACAATGCCTGTTTGGATGTTTTTAGACTACATTGCAAAAGGATATTAATTATATATAAGAAAGGTGGAAAGAACTATGATGAACAGAATTAAGAAAGCATTAATTGTAACACTTGCAACCTTAACAGTTATTGGAAACACAACAAGTGCACCCGTAAACGCTACAGAATATTCAGAAGCGGTAAAAGCTGCACCTATGGTAAAAGTCATTGATTGTAATGACTTAACAGAGGAAATGCTTACAACAAGAACAGAGCACCGCATCATGTACATTGAGCGCATTATCGGAAAGGTAACTGATAATGCTAAGAATGGAACTGTACTCAATCCTCCTGTCGATGGCGGTTATTATATCTCATATGCAAGCGTGGAGGATGCAGAAATTGGAGATACAATCATTACTTATTGCGTATATAACCCATTTTCAAATTACGATGATGATGTAATAGAAAGATGGGACTTTATACAGTAGGAGGTGGAAAGCATGAAAGAAGTTAAGTATACATATCATCATACGGCAAGCGACAGGGGATATATTCCTGTTGGGAAAGAAATTAAAGAACCTTATAAGGGCAGATATGGTAGAGGTTACGTTATAAAGCGTAATAACCCACGATCAAGTCGTTATTATCTGAAAGACTATTACATTAGGCAGGAGGTGGAAACGTGCAAGGCTTGAATATAAACATATTTGAGGATGGACAGGTTATACACGTAGATGACAGCAGAAACGGTTATAGTGTTTCTGCTATATCGGAAAAGAATTTTACAGATATGGACGTATCAAGAAACGAATTTAACAGTTCTGTATGGAACTATTTAAACAGTTTAGAGAAATAAAGAGTAGATGAATGTACAATTTCATGGAGGAAAATAACATGTTTATAATTAAAGATAAGAAAAACAAAACTATTACATACGATGGAGGCGAAGCAGATGCATATAAAAAAGTTGTGTATGGATGTTATTCATCAGAAGCAGATGCAACCTTTATCATGGCTGATATAATCGAAAAGGAAACAGGTTCTTGTATAAGTACAGAAGTAACAGGTTTTTATTTTGGTACACCAGAATTTGAATATATAGAAAAGTATAATGGAAAGCTGGAAGCGGAATTTTAGGAGGAGAGTGTTATAAATAAAATTTTGCATATCAGGATATGGGGAATGAGAAATATGAAAACATGGTGTGTTGATTTTAAGAATGATAATTTTGGAATTACTATTGATGCAAAAACAGAAGAACAAGCATGGGAAAAAGCTATTAAGATAGCAAATGATCCTTGTCATTGGAAAGACAGAAGAAAACGTGTTGTAGACACTGTTTTTCAATGTAACTAATAAATGAAATTCACATTTCAGACAGGAGGTAAACTGGTATGGATAAGTTTGTAGAATTAAAAATTTGTAACTATATTGATGATACTTTGGATGTAGAAAGAGAAGTAAGATTTAAAATTACAAAAGAATGTTTACAAGATTATTTAATAGAAACAGAAGACGGCAGAACAATTAATAAATTTTTGGAAACATACAATAGTGATGAATCAAGTATTATTTATGAATATGCGAGTGATGATGGGAGAATTTTATCAGAAGAAATTACATATTGTGATGATTTTAATGAACAGTACAAAGATTTTATTAGAAGAACACAAATGTTTAATCCTGATATGACTCCAGAAGAAATAGCAACAAAAGAAGATTATTATTGGCAATGTTGGAAAGTTCATTAAACCACAAGGGAGGAAATAAACATGAATAGTTCAGAATTAGCAAGAAAGATTATCGACTGTCTTTCCGATGGCTATGACGATGAAGAAAACAGAGAAGAAGCGGAAACAGAACTATACAATGAGTTATCACAACTTAACGGAAATAGTGTGGTGAAAGCTGCTCTTTTAAAGTTATGCGAAACTATAGAAGAATTAACAGAATGATGTTTGACCGCTGATAGGCATACGGAAAATAGTTCTGTATGCCGATTGAACGATTAAACAGAACACTATATAATAAGGAAGGAATTGATAACATGAAAGATGTAAGAATGAAAATCACAATGGGAACGTGCAATAATATTGTGAATACATTGCAAGAAAGAAATTATGATGTAGAATGTGTTCCAGGTGGAACGCTTGACAATTACTTTTGTGAAGTAGGGGAAAGCAATTTGAAGCTGTCAAGATGGAAATTAAGAAAATATCTGATTGTATTAGAACGTTTTGTTAATGAATGGACTAGCACATTGGAATTGATATTGACAGATAATGCGGAAACTTATTATAATTTGTATAACAGCTATACAGAGAACGTGATGGAGGGATAAAGATATGACAAATTATGAAAAAGCAATGGAATTATTAAAACAGGAAAGAGCAGAAAAGCATAGAACATTTGACGATACAGGAATTATCTGTATCACAAAAGTAAATCATGATCATTTATGGGCTTGTGTACGTCCAGATGATACAGTAGAACTTATATGGGATTCTACACATCAGAGTTATGATGGAAAAATTTCTGATGATTTAACAAGAATCACATGGAATGTGAAAGAAGTTGAAATATTATGAACAAGCAACAATTCTTTTTGAACGTGATAGACATAGGAAAGAAAGTATTTCTATGGAATGTCATAGAATAACAGAGAATACTAAAAGGAAACTAATTCAATTTAGTTTCCTTTTTTAGTGGAAAATTTTGGAGGTATAACAATGACTAACAGAGAATGGTTAGAACTAATTGAACAAAATAAAGAAAGAATCATCAATAAAGGAATTGAAGCATATAAAGAAGCTTTAGAGAATCCAAACTTGCGTTACATTGTGGAAATGAACGAAAACGGAATTATAACAATGTGGTATGACGTAGCTGGTGGAAACAGTTTCCATATGTCTACATATAATGGAAAGTCAATAGAACTAATTCATTTCTGTATGCAGAATTGGATTAACGATCCTATTTCAGACGATGACATAGAACAGAAATTACAGGAACGTGGTTTATATAATCATTATCTTGATGAAAGAGAAATGCAAGATGTAGAGGATTGGGAAGCTGCGGAAATAGTTATGATTAACAGTACAGATGAACAATTACATAATATTCTTGAAGAATGCCGACAGGAAAGAAAACAGTTCTACGTGGACGAATACGCAAGAACAGAAGCAGAGAATCAGTTGGAAAATTTAAAGAACGTATTAGACAGTTTTAAATGTGAGTGATGGAGGATAAGAACATGATTAAAACAGATAGATTTTATTTTGGATTTACAGATAATATCAAAGAACCACGGAAAACAAAAGTGGAAAACTTATTTGACAAATTAATTAGATATGATGGAAAAATATATAATATGGTAGATTATCTTTGCTTAAAGCTTTTAGAAGGTTACTATCTGGAAAAAGTAGAGAACTATACATACTATAAGCGCAATGGTGAATTAGCCAAACCGAAGACATTATATAAGTTTGTCAACAAGAATGAAAAGACTTATATAGAACTGAAAAAGACAGAATATGATTTTGTTGAATACCTCATCAATAACGGACTTGATACAGAACAAGCTATGGAAAAAACTATTGTAGATTATAAGGTATGTATGGAAGAACAGAAACGTTTACAGGAAGAAAATGAACGTGCTGCGCTGGAAAAAGCAGAACAGGAACGGAAAGAAATAGAACGTGTTAAGACTTTACTTGTAGAAGATATGGAACGTTTACCAGAAATGGAAACTAAAATTATTGATGATATTTTTCTTGATGTATATGGCATGGAAAAGAAATGGAATTACAATTTATTACCATTAATTCATTATTATGATATTCCATATTGTAAGAACCAGATTAAAGAACGTTTACATAATGGAAACAAGGCAAGCATTAAAATTTTTGAATGTGTAACGGGCTTGAAACTTCCTAAAGGATATAAAGAAAGAATGACATATCTGGAAAGTATTACAAGTTCAGATTTTAAAGAACCTGTTGAGTATAAGCCACGTAAGAAAGCAGAACAGAAAGAAAAGGACATCCAGGAAGTTTACATTGCATTTCATAATAAAGATTATTCTGAATGGCGAAAAGTTATTGCGGAATGTTTTACTAAATATGGAATAGACTTCTTTATATTACGTGATAATGACGAATGGAAAATATCTGTTAAAAGAGTTGGTTTGCTGATAGCAAAAGGGAAAACACGTTCAGAAGCTATGGAAAATTTAAAAGTAAACATTGATAAGATGGGAAATGCAGAACAGATGATTGAGAGTGCAAGAAAGGCTATTGAAAAATCTGCTGGTGTAAATCCTTTATATAAGGAGGTTTGTTAGAATGGTAGACACATACGGAAGATGGACAGAGGAAAAAGATTATAGTACATATCCAAAAGAAAAATTATGTGATTATGATTATATGGCAATCTGGATTAGAGAACAGGGATATGAACCTAAAACAGATATGGAAAATCTCATATCTAATATCTTTTGTTTCTATGAGATGGAAATTGGAGATCATATTAGTGATTACGATACAGAAAACGGGAACTTTGATGGAACATATAGTGAAGCTGCGCAAGCTTATGTAATGGATAATGGTGGTTTAGCGGAATTTGATTATATACCGTAAGAAAGGATGGTAAATAATTATGTATATAAAAGAAGATTATAGTTATATTACTAAAAATGAAAGATTGTTAATTGAAAGAGGTTATGGAAAATTAACAGTTCATTCTATTCATTTTGATAGATATTTTACAGAAGAAGAACAAGAAAACAATTTTCAAATATCAGAAGCATTAACAGCAGAAGAATGGAGTAATTATTGTGATGAACTTTCAAGAAAATTATCTATATCTATGAATGATATTATAGAAAAAATAGCAAAGAAACATACTATTTATCAGTTTTCAGAAGATGTAAAATATAATACTGATTGGGATTTATATTTTTATAGCAATGAAGGATGGAATGAAAAAAATTATATGGATTATTTTCGATTAAGTTTTAATCATAAACGATCTGTAAAAGAAAATATGAAACTATTAAAAGAAATTATCTCTATTGTTAATTTGATGGAATATAAAAATGTTTATTGTCGTGTTCAATATGATGCAGATATTGATAATGATAAAGTTGAAAAAGAAGCAAAAGCTATTTGTGAAAGAGTGCTTGGAAAATTTATTAATTTGTATGGAATAACTGGAAAAATTAAGTTAATCAATAAAGAAAATGGAAGAAAAGAATATGGATTCTTTAAAAAGAATGCAAGAACTAAGTATTATCAAATACCTTACATTGATTTATTGGCAATGAATTTATAGAATCAACAGATGAAATGTATCTTTCAAAATGGAAATAAGAATGATATAATAGAAAGAAAATGGTGGTAATAATATGACAAGACTTGATTATTTAGGTGGGGCTTTAGAAAATTTTTATGAAGATGATAAACTCAATCCTCATCTACTTCCTGTGAATATAACAGTTGAAGAAAATGAAAAAATAATAGCACATGGAACTGCGGAAGAAATAAAAGATAGTTTAAAAAGTAAATATAATAGAAAAATTATTAAGTGGGATGCATATTATCATGTGGTAGTTTTGAAAATATAATAAAAAGAAAACGGAGGAATTAATAATGGAAATTAGTAAGAATGTACTTGAAAATATGTTGTTAGCATATATTGACCATAAAAAAATGTTGAATGAATATAATAAAGAAATGAGTGAGAGTGATATTGAAGATGATGCAGATTATCAGTTCCATAAAGCTTGTTGTGAAACATCAGAAATGTGGATGAGAGCAATTGGAATTAGTCCGAATTGTAATTTTATTACAGAACGTTTATAAGAACTAAATAATGGAAAACTATGTAGCCTTGTAGAGAATAAATCTATAAGGCTATTTTTATACTCAAATAGGATTAAAGGGGAACATTAAAATGTACGAATTAGGTTATTGTTTGGGAATTGAACTTACAGTGCTGATTATAATAGCAATACTGAGTTGATGGAGGATATACATATGCAGAATTTAGCAAGCTTTATAGAATATACAGATGGAAATAAACAGAATACACACGTTTTTATGAGAATGCAGATGGATAACGGAAAAATAGAAGAGATTGATCTGTTTGCGAATGATAAAGTAAGAAAATACAAAACACGCCTGGATGATAGTATAAGAGAAGGCGGAAAAGGTTCAGTTGCTAAAAAGAAAATGAGGATAGAATTGATAAACGCATTTGAAGCATTATTGAAAGCATCAGGATTACATATAGCATGATTCGTTTGTAGTTAGTAGTTGCTAGAATGGAAATTTTAGTAACTACGATAGTGCTTATGAACATAAAAATAATGAAAATAGATGTTGACAAGTACCTGTTAAAATGATAATATAATAGACGTAAGGAGGAAATCCAATGGCGAAACCTAAGCAGAATGGAATAAGAAAGTCTGTTTATATTTCAAAAGAATTGGAGGAATCATTGGAAAGAGAAGCACAAGAAAAGGGGACAAATTTTTCTAATCTCATAAGAATGATTCTTGTAGAACGGGAGAAAGATAAGCAGAAATAGAAATGGTGGTTCACAGCCTGAGAAACTAGAAACCACCATTAACCGCCATCAGCATGGAAAACCATTAACTGATTGACTTATCTATTATATATCATTTCAACACGATTAGTCAATCAGAAAATTTCCAATATTTTACAAATGCACATTGAGAACTAAATAATATGCAAGTACAGGAGGAATTGCAAATGGAAAGAAATGAATTGCAAGTATTTGAAAATGAAACTTTTGGCGAAATTAGAATGGTTTTAATTGACAATGAACCTTGGTTTGTTGCAACTGATGTGTGTAAAATTTTAGAGCATAGCAATCCAACGGTAGCAATGGCAAGTTTAGAGCCTTATGAACGGTCTAAGTTCAACTTAGGTCGTCAAGGTGAAGCTAATATTATTAGTGAATCTGGATTCTATACTTTGGTTTTAAGAAGTAAGAAACCTATTGCAAAACCATTCAGATTATGGGTAACAACAGAAGTTCTTCCGACTATCCGTAAGACTGGAAAATATGAAATGAATAAGGAAACAAATACTTCCATTGTTGGAATTGATTTTGATACCTTTAGAAATTCCATTGAGAAGCAGTTAGAAGGTCAAACAGTTCAGATCAATGCAATGGAAGATCTTCTCGGAGAGCAAACGGAAATGCTTAACAAGATGGTGGAAAATATGACATTATCCACTAGACAACAACAGAAGTTATATAAAGCAGCGAAAGACAGAATTAATAAACTTCTGGATGGAGCGCATGGAACTAAATACAAATGCTACTCCAAAAGCTATTTCATTAATATGTGGAATGAGTTAAAGGAAAGGTTTGGATGTAGTTCTTATAAGGATTTAAACCCTATGTATTACAATGAAGCGTTTGACTTTATTGCTGAATGGGAATATACAGAACGATAATATTACATATTTACAGGTGGTACTTGATATAGAGTGCCACCTATTTTAATTAACAGAGAATCAATAGATGAAAGAGATATTTCAAAGGAGGAATATTGGAATGAATGAATTAATGGAAAAAGATTTAGAGAATGCAAAGAAAGATTTAAAAGATAAACAGGAAAAATTATAGTGGTTTATGGAACATGCGATTAATAGTGAACGTTTTGAGTATAATATGATAACTGTTTTAACAGAAATGGCAGGATTAAAAAAGAAAATAAAAACACTGGAATTTTATTTATCTTATAAATAGGAAATTATTTCAAATTGAAGATTGGAGGAAAATATTATGAGTTATGCAGAATTTATGAAAAAAGGATTAGAAGAGAATAGATATTTACATTTCAAAAAATTAGGATATGAAGACAGTGATATTGAAGAGATTATTAATGAATGGGGATTAGAAAATGTAAATAAAGGATATGATGTTATTAATTTTGATGGAACAGGAATGTTACAAATTGAAGCCATTGGGGATGTAGATGCTTTTGAATCAGATGATGATGCTGTAGAAGCAGCCATTGTAGATGGAATTAAAATCATTCCCGTTTATGAACTTCCAGATAACTTTGATAGAAAATATCTGGGATGGATTGATACTGTAGAAAATCGAGAATCTATTAAAAAGTATTGTATGAATAGAAAAAACTATTATTGCAATGGAAATTCTTTGAAATAAACATATGTAGAAGAATGAAACAAGAGTTTTATGCTGAAAATTGAGGTAATCATGTTAACAGAAAAAGAAATTCAGATAGTTATGAACGCATTA